AACTGCGAATCGGGCGCCATCATGATGCCGACGTTGCCGCCGCTTGAATCGGCGAACAGCACCTGATTCCCTGCGTAACTCCCACTCCCGGCAACGGTCAGGTCTCCACCGTTCGAGATGTCTACCGTCCCGTGAAACTGGGCTGAGCCGTTCAGAGCAATCTGCCAGTTCGGCGTGCCGACGGCTTGTCCGAATCGAACTGTCTTGCTTCCCGTCACTTGAAGGTAGCTAGCGTCCTCGTAGATCGTGTTCGTCCCGAAGTCGGCAACACCTACGATGAAGAGATCCGACGTGACGGTGAGGTCGACCAGCGTGACCGAGCTAGCCCCGTCCGTCTTGACGATGGCATTCGCGCCGGGAGACGAAGCAGGAGTCAGTAGCCCGAGCCCACCATTGGTCGGGAAGCCGACGATCTGATACTGAAGCCCACCAGCGCCACTGTGATGAGCAGTATCGACGATCCCGTGGAGCTTCGTGTGGTGAGCATCCGGGTTGCCCGTGTGGGCTGTGAAGGTCGTCGTATCGACAGCCCACGGAGCTTGAGATTGGTCGAGCGTCCCCGTATGGTAGGGCCCGTTCAACGCGTGGGCGATCATGCCCGATCCGCCCCCATTCTGCAACGGGGAAGACGCCCCGAGATCCCTCAACCAGAAGGGACGAATCTGTTGGGCGAGGGATGTGATGGTGTCGGTCATCCTTGTGACGCTCCTGTGTCGAAAAGGTCGTCCGTGTTCTCGGGCGTGAGAGTCCAACCTCGTCCGGGACTGAACTCTGCACGTTCAACGAAGACGGGAGACAACGCAGCCCAAGGGCCAAGATCGGAAGCATCTCCGAGCTTCACCCACTCGCCTGCAGGCAAGAGACCGGGCTCGGCCAACTGCCCGTGAAGATCGTACAACGCGTTCGGTCCTTGCAACGACCATCGAACTGTTGACTTGTCAGGCTTCACAGCGATCAAGATCGACTTGTCCCGTGTCGTTCGGGCTATCATTCGTGACCCCGCACTGGTGCCCGCCCGAAGGAGAACTTGGAGCTCGTCGAAGACGATCAGCTCTCCTTCACGATACTGATTTGAGACAACGCCCGATGCGATCGTTTGGACGTTGACGAAGCCGTTAAGAGATTGAAGCATCGACGCTATCTGGGACCCAGTATCGACGCCTCCTGCAACTCGAAAGATAAGGTCGGCACCGATTGCTTGATAAGCTGTCCCGTCGTACGCCTTGCAACTCCCCTCTGAGTATTGGCCGTAGAGGTCCATCCCGACCATGTAGTAGTCGTCCCAATCGTTAGCCCCTGTTCGGGAGATGACTAGACCGTAGGTCGTCCCGTACGTGAGCTGTTGAGCATTGTCGAAATCGAACGAGACCCAGCCGAGAGCGGTGGGGATGCTCGAAGCTGACACTGTCGACGTCTTCAAGAGGGACCCCGGGGAGCCACTCGAGTCCGAGTAGAGATCGATCTTCACACCATCAGTCGGCCCCCCGATCGTCTGGAGTTGGATCTCGATTGTGTCGACCGTCCAGGTCGTGTTGGCCGAGAGTGTGAACGTCTGGTAGTAGCGCTGTCCCCAGACGGTCGCCGTTATCGTGTTCCCGGCCACTTCGTTCGCCCCTGGGACGGGCGTGATGCGAACTTGATTGCCTCGATAGTACTGAACGGTCGCTCCCGGGCTTTCCGAAGCTACGAGAGACCCGTGGAACGTCCCGTTCATCTCGATCGCTACAGCTCCGGGCTTGTCCATGATCCAAGTGCCGTTATTGCTGGCCGACCCTGTGATCTGAAACATGTCGTTCGTCTCGATGAAGCCGAGACCGCCATTGGCATCGACCATGTCGTCGTTGGGGGAGAACGTCACTCCAGTCGACGTATACGTTACAGCGTCCCTCTCGTCAGCTCCCACGACTTGATAGGTCTGGTTGTTCGAGGCTCCAGCACCGGTGACTCGAAACTTGTAGCCCGTGCTGAAGTTCTTGAAGTAGCCGTTGAGCTGAGCGATAGCCGAACACCGACGAGCAAAGGCTATGGACGTATTCGCAACCACTCCCAGTCCGAGAGGGTACGGGGTCGAACTCACGACTACGTGGTCTTCCAAGCCTGCAAGATTGGTGTAGTACCGTCGCTTGGCCTCTTGATAGTACCCTCGACAATAGAGACGAACCATCAACGAGGACGAGTCGATCCCGAGAGTGTACGATGGCCAAGCTCGTCGGGCCAGCTCTGAAGCTCGATATGCAGTCGCTTCATTCGAACTCATCGGCCCTTGGGGCGTCAATCGCTTCTCTCGAACCCCGTAGAGGGCTTGGCTGAGAGTGTCGTCGAGCCAAGTCGTGTCCGCGGAGATGACGTTCCCGCCGGCCTGCTTCTGGGAGTATCGAACGCTGATGCGGTTCGACGTCCGGGAGAGGTCGATGCCTCGTCGGAGTCCCCGCTCGACGACCTCGACTGTATCGATGTCTCCCCACCAGACCATCGTCCCCCGATCGTTGAAGATCTCGATCTGGTGTCCCAACCAAGATGTCAAGCCTAGTAGCTCCGGGAGAGGGCCCGTCAAGATGACTTCGGCATCCCACATCCCTCCCTCGGCAACAGCCGACCAGCCCCGAGGCTCGACCTTCAAGACGGACGGGATGGGAACGGCTACCCTCGAAGTCGTCCCTGTCGGCGTATAGACCTGGATGTAGAAGCTCGTCATACTGTCAGTCTCCGAGGTCGTGCGTAGAGACGAGCACTGAACGTCCCCGTAATCGGTACTCCAGCAGTCGCGGCGATCTCGTACAAGAAGTACATCCGCTGGAGCGTGTTGGCTTGAACGAGGATCGGCTCGCCGAAAGCCACAGGCAAGGGCATCCAAGCGCCACTAGTCGACACGTAGTTCCTTTCGTCGATGCTATCGAGAACGAGCGTGGCGTTGTTCGCTACCGAGACGCTGGGTAGCTCGTAGAACCTGTAAGCGTCGATCATCGACAGCTGGAGGACGTCAAGGGAGGCCGTGGAAGCTCCTCGAACGTCCAGCCCGAGACGAGCCGCTCCGTACGACGTCCCGTAGCCGCCCGGGGGCAGGGGAACTATCCCGAGATCCCACAGTGTAGCGTCCGAGAGGTTCCCGAGACTCAGCTCGTCGCCTTGCCACAAGACTTGAGTACCACCGCTATCGAGGATCTTGGGACGAACGTACAGAGCACCTGTGATCGAATTCATCCGAGCTACGAGACGAGCTCGTCGACCGTCGGTCCGCTGCATGTCTGCTGCGGGGAGAGTCCACTGGAAGGTCGTGATCGACGATGTCGCAGAGAAGTCGAGACGACTGCTACCACTGCAGGTAGCATCACTCGTAACGGTTCCACCCGAGATTCTCGACTCGCCCTGGAGATAGTAGACGAGGTTCGCGGGGTCGCTGAAGGCGTTCACATTCGCGACCAGCTTTCGATAGGCTTGGCCGGAGCCCGAGGTATTCGTCAACTCGATCCTGACCGGGGTCGGGAGGACGCCTCCGACTTGAGCGGCCGCCCACTGTACCCAGTTGGCTCCTGCCGGGTTGTTCGTGACTGTTCGACCTCCTGTAGCTGCAGCTTGGCCGTTGGACGAGATGCTTAGCTCCGCTTCCGGTCCGTCCCACCCGGGACGTCTCGTCCAGAGAACTTGGACTTGAACGGTCGGGTTCGTATCACCGAGACGACGAAGACCGGGCTCGCTCGACCAGTTGACCCGACCGTCGATGACCTCGCTCCGGTAGGTCGAGTCCGAGTCGACGGGCTTGTAATCGACGAACACTCGAGGACCGACGCCCGTCTCTTGTCGTCGGATAGCAGCCGAGATCAGAGTCTCGATCGAGTTGATCGTCGATCGGATAGCCGTGTGGGTCCCTCGGAGATTCACGATCGCATTCTCGGTAACGGGCTGCCAATCGCCGTTCTTGTACTGAGACGTGATCGGGAAGAACGTACAGCCCATGACAGGCGACGTCCCGCTCAAGACCGTTGTTGTTGTTCCGTCGGAGATGTCGAGATACATCTACTTCCACCTCTTCTGATAGGTCGCGACCTGACAAGCGACATCCAGGACGTCGAGCTGATTGTAGACGTTGGCCACTCCGATCATCGGCCCGCTCGAGGTATCGCCTTGAACGTGATCCGCCATCCACTGATTCAGCTCGTGACTAGGGATGATCGTTCCCGATCGATTCGGAGTGAAGAGCTCGGTGCCTTGCTCCCCCACCGTGTACGTCGTCCCCGCCTTCACAGCTCCACCCTCGGCCTTCGGGCCACCGAACGGGTTCCAGCTCAAGAGGTTGTTGACCCAATCCGGCATCCCGATCTCGGGCCACTCCCAAGATGGCAAGGACGGCCAGTCCCAGTTGAGCAAGTCGGTCAGATCGGGCCACTTCCACTCGAGCAGCTTCGTCGGGTCCGGCCACTTCCAAGCGAGAAAGTCCGCTAGCCACTCAGGCGTCGAGAAGCCCTTTGTCAAGCCCGAAGCGAACTCACCGAGTGCTTTGACGATAGCGTCTCTCAACGGGTAGAAGCTAGCTCCGACCTCGCCCCAGTCGATAGTTGAGATCGAGGTCTTGACCGTCGTAGCAAAGCTCGACCAATTCTTGCTATCGATCGTCCACAGAGCCAGGAAGGCCGGTGCCGTGATGAACGCTACGAACGAGTCCCGAATGGCCTGGCCGACGACCGCCCAATCGACGTCGTTGATAGCCGTCGTTAGGTTGGTGTTGAACTTCGTGATGGCGTCCGTGAAGCTGAACTCCGACAACGAGGTCGTCATCTCAGCGAGCATCGTATCCCTCATGCCCGTGAAGATGTCCCCGAGAGAGACAGCACCGCCACCCCAATCGACCCCTTGGATCTTCGTCGTCACTGTGTCGACGAGGGGCTTGAAGAGATCGGTCGTAGCTTCGAGGGCCCCTGCCCAATCGATAGCTTGGATCTCGGCGACGACCTTGTTCTTCAACCCACCGAGGAAGTCCCCGACCGCTGTCAAAGCTCCTACCCAGTCGATCAACGTGATCTTGTTGACGACCATCTGACGGAGTGTCTCGAGCCAATCCTTCCCCGTCTGCATGGCAGCTCCCCAGTTGATCGTCTGGATCGCTGTCACGACTCCCGTCTTCAGAGAAGCGAGGAAGTCGCCTGCTCCGGCGATAATCCCGCCCCAGTTGATCGTCTGGATCTTCGCTAGGACAGCACTCCAGAGACCTATCAGGAAGTCGCCCGCGGCCGTCAAGTGCCCGCCCCAATCGATCGTCTGGAGAGCGCCGATGACCGCTCCCCAATAGGCAGCGTAGATGTCGCCGAGAGCAGACAACGCCCCAACCCAGTCGATCGTCTTCAGCTTGTCCACGACCAAGGCCACGTAGTTAGCGTAGATCTCACCGGCTGACGAGATCGCACCGACCCAGTCTATACTGGACACCGCACCGACGACGGCTGCCTTCAGGGAGTCGAAGGTCGAAGTAGCTGCTCCAACCGTCCCCTCCCAGTTGAAGGTCGACAAGCTGTCGGCTACGTTCTTCGCCCACGTGTCGACCCACGTCTGGAAGGACTCCCACAAGCCACCCCAGTCGATCTGGGTGACGCTCGTGATCATCTCCCCGAACATGTCCCGGAGCTGAGCTAGCTTCTCCCACACCGTTCCCGATCCCGTGACGATCGAGATGAATTGTCCGAGGGCGATGACTGCCGGCTGGAGTGAATCGGGCAGATGCGTGATCCAGTCATTTAGGTAGTCACCGTCCTCGAGGACGGCTTGAATGTACTGCCCGAAGGCCGAGAAGGCACTCGTGATGGCATTGAGGTCGATCCCCGACATATCCCACAGGGCCTTCGAAAGATCGACCACCATCGTTCGGATGCCCATGAAGTCGGTCGTGAAGACGGCAACTAAGGCTCCGACGGCGATGATGACCAGCCCGATCGGGGCAGTAAGAAAGCCGATGACGGCGCCCAGACCACTCAACGCGACCATGAGAGGACCTGCTGCGGCCAAGACAGCTGCGAAGGCCACCGCCATGTCGAGAGTCGGCTTCGGCAAGCTCCCGATCATCGTCAAGAGGTCGGCACCCTGTCGAATCCAGTCACCGATCGTGTTCAAGTACGGGAGAGCGGCCCCGATCAAGAACGAGTCGACCGAGCCCTTGAGGTACTCGATCGCACCGGCAACGCCCTTCATCCTCGAATTCGCTACGTTCGCTGCAGCACTTCCGTCCCCGAGGGCATCACTAAGCCCGTCCCACGAGTCACCATAGTCACGGGCTAGGATCGTAGCCACGCGAATGGCGTCCGAGCCGAAGATCGTACTCAACGCAGCGTTTCGTTGTGAGTCGGACATCTTCGCCGTCGAGGTTGCGAGATCGGCCAAGATGGCCTGGAACCCTCTCATCGAGCCGTCGGCGTTGTACACCTCCAAGCCCATCTTCGACAGCTCTCCCGACGCCTCCTTGGTCGGGGCAGCCAAGCTCAAGAGCATCGTCTTCAAGCCCGTACCAGCGTCCGACCCCTTGATGCCGGCGTTACCCAACATCGCCAAGGCCGTGACCATGTCGTCCATCGGTTGCTTGTTAGCAGCGAAGACCGAGCCGGACATCTTCATCGCATCGGCTAGGTCTGTGACGTCCACGCTCGAAGCATTAGCAGCAGCTGCGAGCATGTTGGCTACCGTCCCGACCTCTGTAGCGGGCAGGTTGAACGAGTTCAAGGCATTCGCTGCGATCTCGGCCGACTGTGCTAGACCGAGCCCGCCAGCAGCAGCCATGTCCAAGACACCAGGGGTCGCGGCGATGACGTCGTTGACCGAGAGACCAGCCTTGGCTAGCTCCAACTGTGCGTCGGCTGCCTCGCCTGCCGAGAAGCTCGTTACGGCACCCAAGTTCAGGGCCTGTGCCTGAAGCGTGGCCATCTGATCGGCCGTAGCTCCCGAGACTTGGGCCATGACGTTCATCGACTGTTCGAAGTCGCCAGCGGACTTGATCGCCGCAGCGGCAACCCCTACGATCGGGGTCGTCACTGCGACCGACATCATCGTGCCGACGGCCTTCATCTTCTGACTAAGAGACTCGGCCGAGGCTTTCGCCTGCTCTACTCCTGACGTGAAGCCCGAGTTGTCCATCCCGAGCATCACGTTCATCTTGGCGATCGTGCCTACTGTACTCATCGTCGCCTACCTCCCAACGCTCGACGGGCCCGTTCAGCTAGCCGACGTCCGGCTTCCGCTTCCGATTCGGTCCCGACCTTGAAGACAGGCATGAAGTCTTGGGGCTTGTACGGCTTCTTGCCGGATGCCCGATTGACGTTCGCTATCGTCGATGCGATGATGCCCATTCTCAAGTCCTCTCGATCTTCCCCGAAGGGTTCAATCTCGTTGTAGGCCATCCACTCGGAGAGCTCTCGACTCGTGATCTCCTCGAGCATCTGGTCTACGTCTAGCCGACCTAGTGCGAGTGCTAGCTTGAAGGCGAATCGTCGGACTGGTCGGCGTTCGAGTTTTTTGCCAGCTCCTCCACGTCGTTCTTCGTGAAGCCGTTCAGTCGCTGAGCTATGTCGAAGATGCGACTGAGAGCCGCTGCAGACTTGCCGCCGAGAGGGTACTCGTCCTCCTCCTGGAAGATGCGTTCACCGGTCTCGTCGACGATGCAGAGCAAGCACAGACGCGACCGAATGTTCTGCAGGTTGGTCGAGACCTCCCGGCCGTTCTGTCGGAGCGTCGTCGATTCAAAGTAGTCCCGTTCGGACGCCTTCAACGTCCGAACGCGGACCCAGACATCCTCGCCCCACTCGGGGACGTGGACTTCTTCGACCTTCAGATCGTCTGCGGCGAGGATCTCGCCTCTGGTGAGGTACCGTTTTGTAGTCATTCCTGTCCCTTCTCAAATCTATTCTCTGCGTTGCCACACGCAGAGGCCTTGTTGTACACGTAGATAGACCTGACTTAGATCAACTATACCTTGGACCGCTCTTTCACGAGTCTCTTCTTACCGACGTAGGGCCCGGACGTCTTCCACCCGACGGCTCGTACGTCGGTCTGGTTCACGAAGTTGATGTCGTAGTCCCGAAGACGACCGGTGTCGTCGAACAAGACCTGAAGGCCGTCCGGCAGGTACCGAAACGTGTCTCGAGGGTACGGGTGGTACGGATACTGCCAATGCGTGATGATCGCGATCATCCCGTCGGGCTTCAGAACGCGAACCATCTCGGGCACTAGGAGCCAAGGACGATCGACGTGCTCGAGAGTCGAACCGCTGATCACGATGTCGAACGACGCTTCCTCGAAGGGGAGAACAGCGCTGTCTTCCATCACGAAATCGACGTTTGGGCCGGGACGGATATCGACCCCGACGTATCGCCACCCCCGAATCTCGACATCCGATCGATACGACCCATTGACGTCGTAGCTGCCGACATCGAGAACTGTCGGGATTTCGGGCACGGTGTACATGCCCAGGAGACGTCGCATCTCCTGTCGAGCTTCGTCATGCATTCAAGAACTCCTTGAGAGACTCGGGATCGGGATACATAGTGCCGTCAGGGTTGATGTGCTGACAAAATAGCCTCGTATCTACGAGGAACGGGAACCCGTCAGGCCACGATTGAGCCCAGCCAGCACGAGCTAGATAGTCCCCGTCGATCACTCGTCGGCACCATTCTAAGTCGCTGGTCCCGATCGAGAAGTTCGTCATGTTCGTTTGATGATTGTACCAACTCGATCTCGGCGTATTGAAGATCCGTCGGATCGTCTTGCCCCCGAGGACGTACTCTTCGCTGTCTTCCCACATCGCCTTGAGGACGGAGACATGGATCAGGAGACAGCCTGTCGGGACACCACTGCAGAAGACGAGGTCGCCTAGCTTCCAGTCCGTGAAGCAGCCATTCCCCCAACCACGGAAGACCATCGGTTCGCTCGGGAAGGCTCGGCTGAAGTAGAGACCACTAACGATCGGGTACGTCGGGTCCTTCAAGTAGCGATTCAGCTGCACGAAGGTGTCTCTCGGGATCACGACGTCGTGTTCGAGAAGGAAGAGCCACTCCATGTCCAGCTCGATCGCCTTGGCTACGATCAAGTTCTGAGCGTCGTCGACCAAGTACTTGAGAGGCATGTAGCCCGAAATCATCTGCAGCTGATCGGTCGCCGACCAGTTCAAGGGAGTCACCTGGCTCGTTCGAGCTGCGTACCACTCGACTCGAAGCAGCCCAGTACAGGCCGTCCCGACCATCAGCCTGTTCGTGTAGCCGGGGTCGTCGTTCCTCTCGATAATCACTCGACTCTCTCGAACGGGCTTAGTCATCGATCACGACCTTCTGCATAGCTGCTTCGATGTTCCCATCCACCGACCATCTGAGGTCGAGAATCTTCCAAGGCTTCGGCTGGTAGACGTACCACAGCTCCGAGGGATGGGACGGATCGAAGTGATAGAACGTCGACTCGACCACTGGGTTGCAGGCCGCAGGGTCACCGAGATACCGAGCATTGACGCCGTAGTACGTGGTAGCTGTCAACACGCCATCTGGCTTCAAGATCCGCCAGATCTCGTTCATGAAGTGGAAGAAGCCCCAACGTACTGGCGTCACACGAGCTATAACGAACCCGGCAAACGCCTCCACAGCTGACTCGTCCGGGAGCGGCCACGGCCGGACATCGAGATCATGGACGAGAGTGACAGCGGGGTGACTCCGGTTGTCTAGACCTACCCAACCTTGACGAGTCTGTGCCCCGCTGCCTACGTCCAAGCGAATGCCGCTGAACGTTGTTAGATCCATCTACGTGCCGTACGTCCAAGTGGCCGAGCCCGTGACCTCGACCGTGATTGTCGATGACAGCTTGTCGTCGAAGGGTGCGTCGAACGGGGCACTCTTGACGAAGCCACTGAACGAGACCTTGTGGATCGGCGTCCCGGGGAACGTCACGACCCAAGGGACGATGATACGCTGATCCTTGATCCACATGATGCCGCCAGTAGTGGCCCGATGGCTAGTCGCGTTCGGGTCGAAGTTCAACTCGAACGTGACTTGGCCTGCATCGAGGAAGCTGGCGACCTTCTCTCGATAGGCACTACCGCTGTCATGGCTCGTAACGTCGATGACTTCCGTCTCGCCGTCCAAGCCGCTGATGTTAGTGACGTTGGTCAACGTCCCGGTCGTCGTAGTCCCGGTCGTCGTACCGAAGTTCACCACACACCCGAAAGCTGCCTTTCCCGGCATGGTTACGTCTCCTGATACTGAATGGCGAAGTCCAGTCCCACACCAGCACGGCCGGTATCGGGGTCGTCTAGATCTCGCTCACCTACACATAAACTGCTCTCCACTAGAACGTCACCCCACGTCTCCCAGAGACGACCTTCGAGCCGACCCTTCACTGCGGTCGCCACCGAAGACGCTTCGAGAGGCGTGACAGCCCAGCAGGCGAGCTGGATGGTGCTGTTCGGGAGACCGTCAGACCCCTGCATGTCATGGCCCCGACCAGTGGCTACTCTCGTCATCGTGATCAAGGGCAGTCCGGGCGTCTGCGGGGCCTTCCTCGGGTAGACCCTCGTCCCGATCAAGGCCGAGACTCCCGCGTCAGCCAGAAGCGTTGCCCGAATGCCCTCTTCCAAGATCATACTGCAGCTCCTCGTGAACGAAGGAAGTCGGCTAGGACAGCCCGGATGGCTTCCCTCACCTCGTCCTGATGCTCGAGAAGAGCCGGTCGAAGGTACGGACGTGCCGCCATGTGGATCGTGCCGAACTCGGGATAGATAGCGTACTCGGTATGAGGGGCGATGACCGCCTCTGTGTCCGTCACGTCATCGACCGTGATCGAGTTCCTCAAGAACCCCGTGTCGACGGGAGCGTTCACCTTCGCCTCGGTCTCGACCACGAAGGCCCCTGCATAGAGACCTTGTCGTTGAGCTTGCCGAAGCTCCTCACCGGACAGCTGACCGAGCACTCGAAAGAGCTCGTCGAGGCCGTCGATTCGTGTCGAGATGTCCATCGAAGGCATTAGTCAACCCTCACTAGAGATAGCACGACCCCTGTAGGCCCTCGCTTGGGAGGACCGTCGAGACCGAACGAAAGAGCGGGCGTTAGAAGCTCGCCATTCCGATGGGTCACGACGATCGAGTCCTTCGCCGTCAAGCCCTCACCGTCCTCGACCGATAGACGAAGGGTAGCCGAGACGGTTACGGCCGTCCCGATCTCCCGACGTTGCTCGGCCTGGACGTTTGCACTGACGTCGAGGCCACAGGGAACGTTCGTCCGAAGCGTCCAGCCCTCGACCTCAGACCCGAGAGAATCGATTGTAGGCGACCACGATCGGACCGTGCATAGGTCCATCATCGCGTTCGATTGCGTCGATCGCATCCTCTCGAGTTCTGACGACGAGAACGGGTTCACTCGGTCTTCTCCTCTTTAGCCGGAACGTTCTTGGCAGGGGGCTGTCCGTGGCTCGGGAGCTTCGTGGGCTCCTTTGTCTCTGCTGCCTTTGGGGCAGCTGCGGGCTGCTCTGCCGGGGCGTCCTGTCCCTCAGTGCCGACTGCTTTCCATCCGAGTTGCTCCAACATGCGACGGCGAACCGACTCATTCTCTCCGACCTGTTGTTCTCGACCCGTTTTGGGATTACGATATGTCATCATCTGTCAACTCCGGTAGGTTCCCGACCCAAAGCTCACGATCCCACCTGCGGTCGGGCTTCGGTCGAACTGTCACACGAACGGCCTTCGTTGAACGACGAGACCGATACAAGCGGGCCATGGCCAGCATCTGGGCATGGACTTGGCTTCGGGAGTAGTCCCCGCCGTCAGCTGAGAAGTCGAAGTCGGTGACGAACTTGTTCGCCTTCTCTTCCCAGATGTCAGCAACAGCTTGGTTGAGGTCCCACTCCCCCGACCACTCGTCGTGGCTTGGTTCGCGGTCCTCGGAGTCGACGAGAGGGTACCGTGCGATGTACTCCTGGATGTCACTCAGGGTGTACGTCGAGGTCTCGACCTCTCCGGTTCGACGTCTTACGAGATCGACCATCTCAGCTGACGGGGTTGGCGAAGCCATCTCTCCTCCTACTTAGCGGCGACGCTCAGCGTCCAAGTGACCGGGTTGGTGTTGCTGACGTCCGCGTACAGACGCATCTTCGAGCCGAAGACGGCGAACTGGTTCATGTCCCCGCCATCGGCGATGTTCGAAGCGACGAGGTTGATCCCGTCCACCCAGTTAGTCCCGTCGTTCGAGAACTGAAGCTTTACCGTGGTCGTGTTGGCTGCGGCGTTGACGATCGTCTGATCGACCAAGTACTGGATGTCGGCCTTGCCGTAGTTCTGGACGCTCATCGAGCCCGTCGCGGTGTCCTGCGTGATGACCTTCGACGTCCAGAGGACGGCGGTCTGGCCTGCGCCCGAGCCAGGGTTGACGCTGACGGGAGTCGGAGCTGCCAAGGGCCCGGGAATGTCGGCCTGGGCCGTGCTGAACGAGATCGCCATTACGCCCACGACCATCAGGAATGCTACGGTCAAGGCGAGGATGGCGATCTTGGATGTGCTTGTCTTCATACTAGCGAATCTCCTCTAGAGAACTCTTCGATCGAGTCAACTGAGCCCTAGCTACCCGAGGGCAGAAGGACGCCGAAGGGATAGCGGCTGGCCTCGACCTGCTGCATGCGGTTGATCGGGTTGGGCAGCTGCCAGCCCAAACGAATGACGGTACGCAAGGCGACCATGTCCTGCTGAGGCAGGTTGTAGATGATCGCCCCTGTGTTGTCTTGGATCACGGCTTCCGTCAAGAGCTTGTACGTGATGTCCTGACGGATCGCGTAAACCAATTGCGTCCAGTCGCCCGAGACCATCAGGCTCTGGGTGTCGTCGATGGCGCCGTTCTTCGGGAAGTCCAGGGGCGAGCCATCGAGCTCGTAAGGCGTCCGAGTCTGCATCGTCCGAACGAAGAGCGGCTGGCCCTGGAGGTCACGAAGACCGCGGAGCTTCGACTTCATGCGCATCGCTGCGAGGTGGCCGGTGACATCGAACCCATCGAGCTCGACCTTCGACAACACGCCGTTCTCGGACATGATGTCGTCGTACAGGTCGGTACCGACGGTGCCGATCGTCACGGCGTTGCCTGCCCCGACGGCGCCGGGAACGAGAGCGGTAGGCCAGTCAGCGGGAGCGTTGGTGCCGTACATCACCGCCTGGTCGAAGGCTACGCCGATCGCTTCCACGATGCGGGGCCGGATCTCCGACCAGATGTCGTAGTCGACATCGGCCAGGACAGCCTCGGGAATGGGAACGATGACGGCCAGCTCGGCCGCGTTGATGTACTTGTTCGCCCACTGGGCCCGGCTAGTCTGCTTCAGGCCAGTGTCGCCCGCCACGAAGTAGGCCGTGATCAAGGACGAGAGGACCGGCAGACGCTGTTGGTCGCGGGTCATGTTGGGAAGGCGGCGTGCCATCCGCATGATGAAAGACGATTCGGGAACACCCTGAATGATCTCCCTCGAGACGTCTTCCGGAATGAGAGCCTCGACCCCTGTGCGGTCGATAAGGCTGTTGTAAGGCATTGTTCAAACCTCCGAATGCTACTGACGACGATTGTCCTGTGAAGGCGTCTCGCCTTGTGACCCGACCCCTCCCGGGCTAGATCTTGATGCCGGCTGCTGACCGCAGAACGTCGTTCATCGACCTCTGGGAAGCCGGTGGATTGCCCGAGCCAGTCCCGCCGTTAGCGGATGGGATGACCGGTTTAGATGAAGCGAAGAGCTCAGGTGCGGTCTCCTTGAGCTTCGCCATATCTACGCTGCCATCGTTGTTGATTAGCTTCGCGTCCTGAGCAGCCAGCCAAGCGAGCCTGAGATTCTTGACCCCGGCGCTGTGGGCTGTCTCGTAGAACGTCGATCGCTGCGTCTCCTGTGACAGGTTTGCGGCGATGCTATCCAACTGCTTCTGTACCTCGGAGCCCGCATCTGCCTTCTTCGACAGGTCCCGAACTTGACGTTCAAGGGCCTTTCGCCCCTCACGCTCGTTCGTCAAAGCGGACTTCAGCCCTGCGATGTGCTCGTCGAGGGCTTCCTGATAGGGCTCGCCGAGCGTGCTGTACCACTCGTCGAACTTCACGACCTCGGGAGTCTCGTTCGACGGTGGCGTCTGGCCTCCCTGGCCTTCGTTCTGGGGTGCTCCGTTCTCCGGAGGCGTGCCTTCCATTGCTTCTCCTTTGAGCTTCTCACTCAGTTGACTACTGCGCCCTCGATAATCGACTCGACCAGATCTGCTGGCATCGCGGGGTTCGGCTCGAACTGGATGCCGTTGTCGTCCTTGTACGGACGTCGATGGTCGACCTCACTACGTAAGATAGCGTCTGGGATTCTCGTCGAGTAAGCTGTGCACGAGATTCCCGATTCGTTAACGTGTCTGCACACCATGCAGATGGGTGGTGGAAATGTCATCTCTAGCCTCTAAAGAGGATCCCCGCTTTCTTGTAGAAATCCTGGATCACACCTCGAGCCTCGACTTGCTTCTTCTCCGGGAGCGTGCTAATCTCTGTAGACGGCTTCTCGTATAACGACATATCCGGCTTCACGACCGTGATAAACTGGCGATGAGCCCGAGTGTACGGGTCCCAATCCTCTTCGGGATAGAGTTCGGCTTTCGTGAAGGCTTCCGCCCAACCCTCTTCGTTCTGCCCGAGAACACTTTCATTCGTCGTTACAGCGTATTTAGAGAGCTCCGTGGTCGGCTTCGTCCATCGGTTGAACTCCCAGAGCATATGATTGATCGTACCGCCTCGAGATCGATTGCCGTACGTCTTCTTGACCTCCCACTCGGACTTCGTAACGTACGGGGTCACCACCGATCGAGGTGTGGCTTTGTTGTAGTAGTAGTTCTCGACGTGATGGCCGAACTCGTGGGTCAATGCAGGATAGACTTCCGATTCGTGCTGAACTGTCCACCCCGACCAAGCACTGTTCTTGTTATCCCTTATCATCTTCTCAGGGTTGGCGTACGACTGAAGATTCAGACCGATGTACTTGCCATCTCGGGAAGCGTGGGCGATCGTCTTCGAATCCCCGAACGTCCCGGAGGCCATCTTTGGGACTTTCGATTTCGTGCCGTACGTTCCCACGTACTTGAGCTCTCCTGCAACGTTCGGGTACTTCTGGGCCAGTCGATGAAACTCGTCCGCCGTCGTCTGTGCTACCTCGAAGTGGGCTCCCTGGAAATCGAATGACGTCCCGGGGTATCGCTTCTCGAGGATCTTCTCGATCTCCGACGTCGTCTTGGCCTTCGAGATCTCTTCATCGTCAACGTAGAAGCCGTACTCCTCGGTCGGATACTTGGCCGTCAAATGTGTCTTCGGCGTCTCGAGTCGCTTCTTCTTATCAGCTGCTTTCAGTGCAGCTTCTTGGGCCTGGATCGGGGTCGTCGGTGGCTTCGGCGGCGAGGGAGGTGGCTTAGGAGGTGTCGGCGGCTTCGGCGGTGGTTCAGGAGCTTTCGGCTTGCCGGCCTTCGGGACGTGAGGTCCGGTCTCTCCGTCGATCGCGACCACGTTCTCCTTGTTGAAGACGATCAAGCGGTTGCCACCGACTGACTTGAGATGTGTCGACTTGAACTCGATCGCATCGTACCCTCGAGCCTTCAAAGCCGCTTCAGCACTACCGTGAGCTTTGACCATCTCCCGAGCTTCTTTGGGCTTGACCTTCAAGGCGAGACGTAGCATCTCGTCGTCGGTCATCGTCCACCCCTCGTCTTCGATCACAGCGATCTTGGTGACTTTCACCCTCGTCACGATCGTCTTCTGGTTCGGCCCGGCTAGGTCCTGGAAATGAGCCAGCGTCTTGTCCTGATCGGAGATGAGGTACACCCCGTTGCCGAAGCGATGCTCGAAGGGCCCGTTCTTCGTGCTGAAGCCCTCGATCGGGTCGAAGCCGCTCTTGTGATACGGCCCCGAGACGTAATAGAAGTCCCGTCCCGCAGCACTCGAGAAGGCCCACTCGTCTGCGTCCTTCCTGGACATCGTGGGCTCCCACCGCTTCGGGCCTAGACGGATCCCACCGCCGCCTCCCCCTCCTCCGCCCTCTTTCTTCGCCTTGACGGGGACTGCGTCGTAGGGGTCGAAGACGATGACCATGCGTCCCTTACCGGACGGCGGTCGCAAGTCTAGAGCATCGTAGCCCTTCGCAGCGAAGATCTTGTAGACGTCCGTCTCGCCCGTCTCCGCTTGAAGATCAGCGAGAGGCCGACCGAAGAACTTCTCGGCGATGTCCTTCGAACTCGACATCGGGTTGATCGCGACCACAGCAGGCTTCGCCACGTTGACCTTGACGAGGACCGCTTGGGCATCGACGTTGTTCGACATCTTCTTGGCGACCGCATTCGGGTCGGCGTCGAGGATGACTGTCCCGCCGAAGCCGTTCATTCGGATCTTGTCCGCACCTGACGATGCTTTCACAACCCAGAGCTCGTCCGGGATTGCTGTCCCCTTCGACCAAGCCTCGGCCGCTTCGGGAGACATCTCGGGCAAGCCACTGCCCGAGCTAGCGTTGAAGTAGTCCATTCGGGACTCGTCGACGATGCTCGGGCTCCGATCGGGCCGTACCGGTCGATGTCCGACCACGTCGTACAGCGATCGTGTAGTCATCGAGTCGCCCCACTCGTCATTGTGGGTCTCTTCGATGAAGTCGCCGAGGTTCTTGACCTTGCCCTCTCTCCATAGATCGTATCGAGTGTTGCCGAGGATCTTCTTCTGGGTGTCGACGTTCTGTCTCTTGAACCATTCCTCGCCGGTCTCATACGCAGGGGCCTTGTAGCCTCTAATCACCGGCACCGTTGTGCACCGACCTTGGGGGTGTTCGGCGAAGGGCTTGGAGATCGGGTAGGTTCGCCCGTCCGAGAACAGACAGGCTGGACACACTCGTGAATCTCTAGCTGAGAGCCTCCGGTACTCGTCGACCACACCGCTGTGGCTGTACGTAGCGAGACTGACCTCTCGGTAGACTCTCAGCTGTTCCGTTCTAGCTATAGTCCGCATCCGGGTGAACGTGGGGCCGAGGCCTCGCCGTACTGCTAGACGAGCGGTCTCGACAGGGTTCCGTCCGAGTGCGATGCTGTTAATGAGCTCTTGTCCTAGCCGTTCGGGAGCGCCTTGGGAGGCATCGGCTAGGACCGATGAGAGCGGCGACCCCGTTGTCGTCGACCCCACCATGTTCTCCACGGCTGCAACTGGCAACCGATTGAACTGCACGGACATGGCTCCGACCTCTTGAGCCGAGGCGTTGATCGCCCCGACCGCATGATCGATCGCCAACGAGGCGGCCGTTCGTTGACCGTCCCGCACTTGCTCTCCCATGAAGCCTTCGTAGCCCTTGAGCTGCGTCGAAGTCTGGTCCATCAATGCCCGGTATCGTTCGAGCTGAACGATCTGGTTCCGAGTAAGATTGCCGGCTCTCGCCTGCTCGATCAAGGGGACGGCTACACGATTGAGCTCCGCCTCCACACCCAACCACGCCCGTGCTTGAGTCTGCATCGCTGCTTGTTCTCGAAGCAGCAGGGCGTCCCGATGGGCGTTGATCGCATCAACTGCCCTCGACGGCATTAGGCCGCCTGGCCTCTATCGAAGTTCCGCTGTGCCTGCTCGAGAGTGGCCGCAGCGTAGTCAGCTTGCTTCTTCTGCTCCTCTTCCATGTCCTGCTCGATCAAGGCTAGGTCCTCGGTCGAGTAGCCGCTGTTGCGGAGAATCGACTTCAACGGGATCCCGGTCTCTTTATCGAGCTTGCGAATCTCGGCCTCAGTCTTCGGCTGGACCGTCTCGGGCCTTTGGTACTGTGCCCAGAGCTTCGCCGTTCCCTTGTTCAAGCCGATCAGCTGGAGCAGGAACGAGGCGACGTCTCGCCACGTCGGCTGAAGGGCCGTCTGGATCTTCGTGACCTTCTTGTTGAGCGGGGCCTCCATAGCGATGAGAGCCTCGCCCGACGGGTCCCCGCCTTGCGCGTAGAAGAAGTGCTTCGGAGTCCTCGTGATCACACCGACGTCGTTCGTGAAGGCGTCGATCGACTTCAAGTAGTTGTCGAGGTCCGCAGCATCGAACTGCCCGGCGGAGGTCGGCTGGGACCCCTGGTCCGATGCTACCAGGTCCCAGATGGTGTTGGGCGCGTTCTGCAAGTTCTGGATGCCCGCCTGCGAGATGACGTACCGCTGGGGGTAGGCTCCGAACTCGGCCGCAACCATCATGTCGGCGATCAGCTTGTTGATCGTGTCCTGAAGAGGGATCACGTTCTGAAGCTGGGAGGCTGGCCGACGTCGACTCCCGCGAAAGTGGAACACCGGGATGATGCCGAACGGGTTCTCCACGATCGGGTCCATGTTCTCGTCCGACCACGGGATGAAGGCCTTGTCGTCCGGCAGGATGTCGTTGACGACCTTGCCTCGGGTCGTGTAGTTCTCCAGATGATCTCGATAGTAGAGCGTCATGCGGAGGTACTCGTCTTCCCCCCACCACTTCGCAGCGAAGCGAGGACGGCGGGGGTTGGAGAACTCGTACTCGACGTGACACATCCTCGGATCGTTCCTGAAGGCTTCGATGATGACGTTCTCGGGCCCTCCCATGGTCGAGATGTCGGCCGGCGTCCCGTCTGGGAGCACGACCTGATCAGGCTGGTCTTGCGAGGGCCAGATGATCACGAAGGCCTCGCCCGTGATGGCGATGTCCTCGTGGATCTGGGCTTCGTCGTCTAGCAGTCCCGAGGACTCTCGAACGGCCTGGAGCTGGGCGGTCATGTCCTCGTTGCCATCGACGACGAGCTGATCGAGGATAAGCCGATCGGTCACGCTGTCAACGACTACGGCGCAGATGTTCTTGATGAACCGAGCGTCGAGCTTGTGAAAGATCTCCCGAAGCTTGGTCGACGAGTAGACCAACGGCTGCATGCCATCGGCGTACTCGTAGTAGAGCGTCTGTTCGGCTCTCTTCGCGACCATCGCATCGATCGCTGTTTGGAGGTCCGTCTTCGGTGCCATCGCTATCCTCGTTGACTTCGGTTCTCACGAACCTCTTTAGCTAGCTCGTTGAACGCCCCACTAGAGGCGTCTACTTCGTCGTCGTGTGCACCGTCCGGGAAGTCGTGGAGCGTCTGTAAGTAGCGTCTATTCCACGGGCCTCGGAGTAGCTTCACGTTCCCGGCGTAGGCTTGGGCCGAGAGACCTTTCGCTCTCATGACCTTGTCGCCTTGCGGGATCAAGCCTCGGACGTCGTAGCCGGTCAGTAATGAGACGATCGCTCTGCTGTCACGTACGCCGGAGGCACCGCCTTCCCGCTCGAAACGGATAGCGGTCTGGATGCCGTCCTGAGACGCTGTGTTCTCGATCGTCTTGTTCGTTCGTGCTGGGTCCATCCGTTCCGAGATGGCGTCCATCACGTAGTAGATATCGCCTACCCGCTTCATCTTGACACCGGCTGTGAAGTCGGGGTCGTCGCCTGCTACCTGCTTCTCGGTCGCTGCGAAGTCCCAGAAGCGAATCTCTCGACCACCGGCAGGCACTGCATCCACGATCTCGAACCACGACCGATTGAACACCTTCCCCGCCTCGGGCCTCACGTGCCAGTTGCCCCCGAGCAGACGACCTTGATCGACTGGATCGAGAGCCTTGAGGTTCGCGAGGTAGCTCGGGTTCTCCTTCAGCAAGATCTGATTGTCGTAGACCGAGCTCCGGATGAACGTGAAGCTCATCGGGATCGGCGGGTCGGTCATGTCGCTGTATCGTTCGAGGAGCTCTTCCCTCGAATCAGCCCAGTCGAGCTTGCCTGACAGGTTCACGAACCATCGAATCACGCCCGACCTCTCTGGGATGGCGTACCCGTCCTCGTCGAGATACCAGCTGACGAAGTCGTGGATCCAGCCACCTGTCTCGTCATCGTCCGTCACGGGGTTGCACGTCCCCCGGATGTACGGACGGACACCGCAGAGCGACCTGTTACGTGAGAGCATGTAGAAGAACTGCCCTCTCGTGAAGTGTGTCAGCTCGTCAAAGCAGATCAGCGGGATCTGCGAGCCCTGCCAGTCGAGGCGATTCTGCTCGTGCTGGAGATGGGCGAACCTGATCACCGCGTTAGACGGGAACTTCCAGAGCAAGTCGGACTGACGAGGGACACCGCCGATAAGCGAGTAGACCGCTACCGACTCGTCCCAGAGTCCTCCCGGGTTCGTGACCTGAGGGTACGTCCGGCGAAAGATCACGCAGGCGAAGCCCGGGACGTCCTTGTGTCGGAGAGGCTCCAGAAGCAAGGCCCAAGTCTTCCCGCCACCAGCTGCACCGCCGTAGAAGGCGATGTCTGCCGGAGTGGCGAGAAACTGTTCTTGGGGACCCCGCTGGGGTCTAATCGACTTTGTCGTCACCGGAATCCGTCCCGCGTCCGTTGTCAGGGATGTAGATGTGGACTTGGAGAGCTTCGCCACCGACTCCCGAGATCTCGGACTTGTCCGTGAAGAGACTGTGGACACGACCGAGCTGAGTCAAAGCTGCTTGAGAGTCGTGAAGCTCGATCTCCACCTGGGGGCCGAACTTGATACGACGAAGCAGATGTAGCTTGCCTTCCCGGCGAGCACGATCTAGATCGATGTACGGGGCGACCGGATTCCCCTGGGCGTCCGTGAAGCTGACGAAGTCCTCGACCGAAGCTCGACCTTGCTGAGTGAGCCTCAACACGACCTCGTTGGCAGACATCGCCAGTTCAGACAGTCGAGCCTCGACCGCTGCCTTGACGATGGGTTCTTGCAGGTAACGAGCACCGATGATCCCGGGGTTCTTGTAGTGAGCAGCCCGGGCGGCCTCTGTAGCGTTCCATGTAGCGAGATACGTCTCGATGAACGTCCGAACGCGGGGGCTCATCTTCTTAATTGGCATTGCCGCCTCCGGACGTTCCCGAGGTGTTGTTCGGCTCGAAGACCCGACTGAGGGCAGTAATGATGGCGCCGCCGAAGACGCTGATCAGCTCGGGAATAGGTCGTTCGAACCATGCCAGTACGAACACTCCCACGATGATCAACAGCAAGGAGATCCCGAAAACCCATGTCGTGTTTTGGGTCACGGCACCGACGACCTTCCTAGGCAGGGAGGCCGGCAGAGACTGCTTCTCGGGTTGTTGGATGGACGAATCGTACACTAGCACCTCGAATCAGACGACGAGTCTTAACCCCTACCCTTTGATTATAACCGAGAAACGGGAAGGGGTCAAGACCATCGTCGATCATCGTCGCATAGCATCGACCCTAAAAAAGGAGCGCAGCGACGATGCGATCAGCTGTGTTGTGGGAGGAGAGGGCCGAGGATCATCGACCCCCATCGGTGCGTGATAGCATCGCATCGGACCCCTATAGGGTCGGGGGTCGACGATGCGGTGCGGCTATGCGGTCGTACGTGCCATCCAAGTGAACAGCCCGATCCAGAACAAGATCGGGAAGACGCAACAGAGAAGAAGGAGAGCAGCTTGTGCCATCACCAGCCTCGCTCTACCTTCGAGAGAGCGTCTCGGAGAGGGACCTCGACCTCGCTCTTCAACGTCCGTAGCGTTGACTGTGCTGCATCGACCGTCTCCTGTACGGTGTCCAGACCATCGACGATCCTCGTTTTCGTGAACACGGCCTCTTCGCCTGCTATATCGGAAACCGAAGCGACAACGACGACGATGCTAAGCTTGTACCTCATTCGTCCTCCTTCGACGTATCGTAGTCGCTGACGTCGTTCTCAATTCGTTCGATCGCTTTGTCTTGACCGACGATCTCTAACAGCATCCGGATCGCTTGACCGACTTCTCTCCAATCAAGCAGGCCGGTAAGCTCGACCTCTCGATGAACGACGACCCCTTCGAACATCGGCGTACCGTCGTCGTCTTGACGTTCATCGTCGTAGTCGTCGACGTGGATAGTTACGATTACACCCTTTATCATGATTGCTCCTTGATTGATGCTCGAGAGCTAGCAGCTCGTACGATCCCCGATTCAGTCACCCGCTCGTGCCCTCACCCTAGGCTCACAACGCTTCTTTCTGATGGTTTGATAGTTGATTAGCTGCTAGCTCTCGGTCTATCGACAACGTCGGTACCCGTCGTCTACGCTTGAAGGCCCTTGAAGAGACGATACCACCCCTTCTTGTGCTGTTCGATGACCGGCGGGCCTTCCTGGCCATCCTTCAACCACTTGAAGACGTTCTCGAGCAACGATGCTGAGATGTCGTCTTCGTCGTACTGCTGACGGACCACATCGACGTAGTCCTTGTACTGGAACTCCTCGGCGAGGTCTTGAAGCAAGGGCTTCACCATCGAGCCGTACTTCTTCTGCTTCTCGACGTAGCTCACCTTGATGTTCATCCCACCGTCTCGAAGATCTTCGACGTCGACGTCTGTGACGATGGTCTCGTACGACGTATCGTCGATCTTGATCTGGAGATCGAAGACGACGGCCTGCCCATCACGATGCTCAATCTGGATCCGGACAGGGTCGCCTGGCACGTGATCCTTGGCCTTTGTCAGGAACATGATCTTGTTGTCGTACGACGCCTCAGCAGCGACACTCCCTAGCATCGTGTTGTTGTCGTCGCTCTTGTTCTGGTGATGCACGACCAAGACCGCTGCTCCGGTCCGGCGAGTGATGTGAGCGACGAGGTCGACCACGTACCGCTGGAAGTCGGCGAACGAATTGAGATCGAACTTCCCCTTCGGCAAGCTGAATGACAACGGGTCGATGATGATCGCCCGAACCTCTCGACCTGTCCGCTTCTTGTGGCGAAGCACCTTCTGGATCAACGCCTCGACTGCTTGAGGCTCGAAGTAGAAGTCTCTCGAGGCATCGATCATCACGCGGCTCTGGAGCTCCGTGTCGATCTCCTTGCCTCCCATCGAGACCGAGAAGCCTGACTTCTTCGACCCGAGGATCTTCTTGATCCGCCCGACCGTCGAAGCGTCACTGTTCTCCTTCACTACGTACACCACGTCTCCAGGCAGGAGCACCTCGAACCGCTTGAGGAACGGGTCGCCAGTCGCTATCGCGAAGGCCAGGTCGAGAGCAATCCAGCTCTTCCCTCGCTTCGGATAGCCGCTGATCCACCCGATGCCGCCAGCCTGAACGACGTCCTTCACGATCCACTGAAGCTCCTGCACTGGCCGATTGACGTACGCCCAATGATCCCACAGCATCGTGGCTGGCGAGTCCGTATCGGCGTCCTGCTTGATGCTTAACAGCCCATCGCTGAAGGCCTCGGGATCGCGGATCCGCAACCAGACCTGGCGGAGGTCTTTCTCGCCCAAGAAGGACAACGCTAGCTCGTTCACTCGCAAGACTCGAACGTCGATGATCTGGTCCAGCGGTAGCTGCTTCTCGTACGCCAGGATTTGGTTGTACACGACAGCTGCCGTATTGTGGCCTACATCATCATCGTCGAATGCTAGGTAGATCGTCCGGACCCCTCTTGCGATGAGAGCCTGGATGACGTTCGTGGGGAACCTCGGGAGTGTGCTCTTCGAGCCACCTGTGGTGATGGCGTACGCTGGCAGACCGGCCCGACGTAAGACGATGCAATCGCTTTCGCCCTCGGTCAAGTAGATCTCTTCTTCTAGCTGCTCCTCGAGCTGAGGCCAGATCGGCGGATGCGGGGAATTCTTGCCCCACAAGTAGCCTTTCGTCTCGCCCGGATTCGAGAGCCTGTACTTCACCGCGGAGGGCATCCCCGGCCACAGGAACTCGATCCGATCGGCCTCGATTGACAAGTGACGATCGATCCCGCCGATGAAGTACGGATCCAGCTCTCGATGATCGAACTGGAACAGCTCGGCCCACAACCCCAGACCCGACTTGCTCAGGTCCTTCAGCGGTGGAGACGAGTAGGTGATCGTCACTGCCTTCGGCTGTGCAACCTCGAGAGCCTCGAGAATCGCACCGTACGAGCAACCCGCAAAGCAGTGGATCAGCGGGCTCCCGTCGTCTAACTCGCAGATTGACAAACTCGCGTTCTTGTCCTCGTGAGCGGGACACTTGCACATCCACTCACGTGGTCCTCTCGGTACTAAACCCTCGACACGATCGAGGATCTGCTCGATATCGAGCATGAAGTCTACTTCGGCCATCGTCGTCGCTGCTCCTCTCGCTAATTGGAAACGGCCTGTCCTAAGTATAATGGAATCCGCGACAGAAATCATTAGAGCAAGACTAGAGGACCGTCGTCGCACCGCCCCTATACCGGGGGTCGATGCGATGCTATCGGGGGTCGATGAGGTCGACAACGGGGGTCGATGGTATCAATCTTGCAGCGACCCTGGGACTCTAATCTTCGTTTAATGTGGTCTTTATCTTGATCCGTTAGCATTAAGGTAGAAGGTTCAATTCTCACTCAGCAGGAGGGGTTCTCTCATGGAGATGTCAGAAGTCAAGTACCGCACGAGAGTGCAACAGGTCGAGACCGGCCTGCACGGCTACATCGAAGGTCGCATCTGGAACACGACCAAGGTCCTCATGTGCCTCGGTCGCTCGGAGTACACCGAAGACCAGTGGATGCAGCTTAGCCCGAAGAACGGCCCGACGGTCAGCTTCGAAGTCGAAGTCGCCGACCTCGTCCCGTTGGCCACGCCAGCGAAGGTCCTCAATCCCAAGCGGTATCACACGGCCAGCTGGTCCGAGGTGGTGGCAGGTGCCGAAGGTGCGATGAAGCGTCGTCCTTCCCAGCTCTCGAGAGGAGCTGGCGAAGCGAAGAAGATCGACGTCGAGGTGCGGCCCGGCTCCAAGTGGAAGACACGGAAGGGCGGCTACGTCTATCGTGTGATGTCGGTCGTAGGCGACCAGGTAGAGCTCTCGTGGGTCGACGGGCGAGACAAGCGTCAGTGCACGATCGACAACCTGGTAGCTCGATACGATTTCGTGGAAGCAGGCAACGACGAAGTGAATCCGGAAGCCGAGAAGGCTCCGACCGTTCGTCAGTCCGGTCAAGACCGCAAGAGCGAGAAGCCAGCTGCGGTGGTGCCTACGCCAGCAATCGGGGCGATGTACGCGACCTTGAAGAACGGAGACGTCTACGAGGTCGTGGAAGTGAATCTGGAAGTGAAGACGGCCGTGATCTCCTGGACCGGCGGGAAGTACAAGCGGACCGTCACGTTCGAAGGCTTGACCAAGAACTACAAGCAGCTATCCTAGGAGGTGGCATGACACCGACAACAGAATTCGTCGTTCAGAAAGGCAAGCTCCCGCCCGAGCTTGCCAACGCCCTTCTCGGGGGCGTTACGAAGGACGAGCTAGAACTCCTGCTCATCAAGATGAGCCTCTCGGAGACCCTCTCGAAGCAGGTTCTCGATATCAAGCGGATGAACTTGATCGGTGGTCTTCGCGCTGAAGGCTTCCAGGTCACTGGTGGTCGTCGAGGCGGGAAGATCTACCAGATCGTCGGTTGGGAAGAGCCGAAGGGTCCCGAACGGACGACGGACAACTTCTCCGACGATCAACGCTCGAAGCTGGAGCAGCTCGAGAGCATGCCTCTCCTCACCGTCGACCAGCGTCGGGTCGATACGATTCTCCCGATGCTCCAGGGCGAACGCGTTGGCATCCACCCGCTGGCACACGAGCGGAGCTTGCTGAGCCTTCTCTGCTACGACATCTCGGGGAACGATGCCTACGTCTACCAAGGCGAGACCGGCGTAGCCATCGTCGTGAGGAAGTTCAAGCGGACGCCGTCTTTTCGGGTCATCCCGATCTCGTTGAGCTACTCCGAGTCGATCGATCTTCTCGAGTGGCTTCTCCCGATCAGCTTCAAGCCGGCCAAGCTCATGTACATTCCCGACTCGTGGGCAGTCGACTTGAAGGACGACTGGCCGACCTGTACCATCGAAAGGGCCACGGAGGCGATCTACGACGTCGAACGGTTCGCGACCAATCCCAAGAGCCTCTGGCACGGGGATGACGATCGGAAGCGTCGGAAGCAGGACGAGCTCACGCAGTTCGTTCAGCTCGAGTGGGGAGGCGAGACCCTCGCAGGCACGATCATCGACGAGTGGCGGAAGGTGAACGAAGAGAAGCAGCGTCAGCTCGCGATTCGTCGTGACTATCACTCCGTCATCATTCAGCTCCCGACCAAGAAGACGTTCGTTGGCCTCCGCGAAGGCCTTCCCGTCTGCCTGTCGGTCGTGGACAAGATCGGCGATGATGTGTACGCGGAGATCACCGAGAAGTCGCTGAACTACGCCTCTCAGCCAGGTGGACGGTCGGGCACTACAGATTACACACTGTGGAAGACGTGCGTCAAGCTCCACGAAGAAGGCGTGAAGTGGCTCTCGTACGGTCACATCCACGGGGGCGAGGCTGGCTTGACGCAGAAGAAGACGAGAATGGCCGAGCAGCTGATTACGGTCGCCTCAGCGACCTTCCCGTTGGAGTCGTTGTGATGGAGAACATCATCAACGTCTTGGGAGCAATCGTTCTCCTGCTCATGATCTTCGCACTGTTCATAATGATCGACGAGATGATCCGAAGGAGATGACGATGGAGGCTTCCCCGTTCCTGCTCGTGGCAATCAGCGCTATTCTCGCTATTCTCGTAGCCGAAGTAGCGATCAAGTATCGGAGGCGTCGCTGATGGTTGAGACGTTCGAGTATCGTGGCATTACGATCAAGATCTGGTTCGGGACGAACGCGACCTACTGGTGGAGCCTCTTCGACTGCTACAGCCCTTGGCCGTTCGCTGTCGGAGACGACTGCTCCTGCCGCGATGACGCTCTCATCGCAGCGAAGCGTCAGATCTCGCGTCACTTCGCGGACTGGAAGTAGCGTTCCCGTCTCCGCAAAGTTTAATCGATCTCTAATCTCGGCTTAATCGGGGTCTTATCTTGAACCGTTATCATTAAGAGGACGAAGTTCAAAATCACGAAGCAAGCAGAGGAGACGAACGATGAGCAAGCTAGACATCAGCAAGATTACAGCAATGTTCGCAACTGAGGAACAGCGCACGGCAGCGGCGGCATCAGGAAACCGACGGCGACGTACTCAGCACGTTGGCGAAGTGGTTCAGGTAAAGGAGGGATAATATGACAGGCGTTGCAGTGTTACTGATGATTTTGGGACTGGCGTGTATGCTCACGCCATACACGTTTATCGTTGGGTTCGCGCTGATGTTCTGCGGGTTCGCCTGCGTCGCGCTCGACAACCACGAACATGACGAGGGACGGTAGGCAACGGGGCGGAGTGCGACCGCCCTACAGTTCGAGCGACAATAACAGTTATACGCGGAGATGTAGACAGGTATGAGGCAATGGGTATTGAGTGAACTGATGACGCTAGACCAGTTCAAGGCAGAGTTGCACTTTCTCGTCAGCCGATTTGGTAGCCAACAGGAGGCAGCATGAACGACATGGCGGCAATCAAGGCGCGGCGGGAGGCAGCAAAAGCCGACTGTGACGGGTTGACTATCAAGCCGAACCAGTACAGGCGTACCGTTGTTGATAGTGACGGGCTATGGGTTGCCGATTGCTACTCACCTGAAATTGCGGTACACATCGCCGCCGCCCCCGCCGACATTGACACGCTGCTGGCCGAGGTGGAACGGCTGACGGGAGAGCGTGACGCCCTGCAAAAACTAGCCGGAAAAATGGAGAGTGACCGCGACAAGGCGCGGCGTGAACGGGATTCGTATATGCGGGCAATAGCAGGCGCCCGCGAGATCGCCGCCGCCCTCACCGCCGAGCGCGACGCGGCAGAAGCCGCGCTGGCCCTGACCACCGGCAGCACCCCCGGCAAGGGAACGGGCGTGTGGGTGCCACTGGACAAGTGGACGGAGATACAGACGCGACTACACGCCTACCAGGTGTACGACGAACTATTGGCGGCAGAGGCGATGGTGGCACTATTGCAGGCGAAGTTGGCGGCACTACAGCCGGCCGCGTCCGTAGTATCCGGTTGGGTAAGTGATGGCACCAATCCGCCTACTACGCTTACCGTTTCGGGCACAGGCGATTCTTCGGTCAGCAGCGACACCGTAGTAGGCGGCACTATCACGGGCGGCGTGGGGCTTGTGTGGACCGACACGAACGGGCGTTTGTGTTTCGGTGATAAGGCGACTGTATCATGACAAGCAAACTCAGCGAACGACAATTACGTCTGTTGCGTCGCGTCAAGAGGGCGCAGTCGCGACCGGTGTACGCCGTGTTGGGCGGAATGGACGACACGGCGGGGAGGGTGTTCTATGAGTGGGATAGTTACGCTACGTGTGCCTATTCTATTGAGGCAACCATCGCCGAGCGCCTATGTGCCCGTGGCTACCTGAAGCGGGCGAGCGCGTGGCCGGTGCTTCGACAAAAGCGCCCACTGCGGCGGCTGCGTTTAGGCTGGACAGAGAACAAGCGCGTACACGTCAGGTCGCATCTTGGACTTGGCGGCAAATGGTGGTTGACGGAGAAGGGTATGAGGGCGGTGCTGCCGTGAGCGACTTCCCCAACGCCGCACCCCCGCCCCGGCCGCCGCAGCCGGGGTTTTCGTTGCGGAACGGCGCAAAAGATTTACATTGCACCTATTGACAATGGGATACAGTGTGCTATACTGACATACATAAGGCAACGTGAGCAGGCAAAGGAAACAGGAGACGAACGATGAGCGCAGGGCTGGAGACGGATCGGGAGCGGGCACAGCAGTTCAACGAGATGCTGGCAGAGATTCTGAAGCAGGCGACGGAGCTCCTGGACAAGGAGGCAGCAGCAGAGCTAGCGAAGCTGGAAGAGAAGCGCCAGGAGCTGAAGCCGAAGACCGTAGTGATGAACGTGAAGGGCTGCGAAGTCGAGATGGTCACGAACGCCGATGCTTCGGTCACGTGGACAGTGAAGGATTTCGAGCTCGAATCCCCGCTAGTCGCGAAGGGCGTAGTGAAGCTAGCGAAGGGCGTAAACGTCGAGAAGGAAGCTGAGAAGCTGGCTCGGAAGGCAGTCAAGCGCTACCTAGGAGAATAGATGACATCAGGCATTTACGCAATCGTCCACAAAGCTTCGGGGAGGCGCTACATCGGGAGCTCCGTCAACATCGAGTCTCGTTGGTTGATGCATCGGAAGAGCCTGAATGTAGGAGATCACTTCAATCCGCCTCTCGCCAACGCTTGGGCGAAATACGGAGCTGAAGCCTTCGAGTTCACGATCGTGGAGCAATGCGAGGAATCGCATCTCCTCGACCGTGAACAAGTTTGGCTGGATACTAGTTGGCACTCGGGAATGCTGTATAACGTCAACCCCATCGCGGGGAAGCCGCCTAGTGCTCGAGGGACTCGTCATTCCAAAGAACATCGGGAGAAGCTGAGTGCATCTTGGACTGAGGACCGAAAGGCTGCTCATATCGAGATGTCACGTAGGGCTAATTCCGGGAGGAAGCAGAGTCCAGAGACTATCCAAAAGCGAGTGGAGAAGCTTCGTGGAAAGACCCGTTCGCCAGAAGTCAGAGCTCAGATGAGCGAGAGAGCTAAAGCTAGTGGACGTCGTCCGCCATCACGTTTAGGGAAGACCGAAGGGAGGGTGTAACGTCGACATCTTGGCCTACACCATGTCGACGATCGCTCAGGAGCTCCGGATCCCAGCGGTCATCGGCTATGACCTAGAACGGAAACGATACGTCTATCGCGAGACACCGACCGGGATCTTCTTCCCGGTATCGGTGCTTCGCGGTGGGCGTCTCCGGACCTTGCAGGACGCTCTCGACGACATCGAACGAGAGACGAACGCTCGTCTAGGTCGGTCCGACTTGAAGCTGATCCTTCAGTCGTCCTCGCCTGCGATCATCGAAGTGCTCCGCCCGGTCCCCGAGCCGATCGAGCTCTCGAAGCGTGAGCTAGACCGACTCCCGACGGGAACAGCAATCATCGGTCAGCGGTTCCTCGTGAGCGAGACCATCACGCTAGGCGTGGACTTGGCCTCACCCGAGACCGCTCACGTCTTGATCGCTGGGATGACTGGCTCGGGGAAGTCGATCGCTACGCGAACCTTCTTGACGAGCTTGATGTACTCCACGCCTCCCGACCAGCTGCAGATCTTCGCCTGCGACATGAAGCGTCGCGGACTGATGTTCTTGAAAGGGATGCCGCACCTGCAGGGCGAGGTCGTCACGGCTCCCGACAAGGTCAGAGAGGTCGTGCAGAAGGTCAGCGGCATCCTCGAGTATCGGAAGGCCTCCGAGACGTCCGGCCCGATCGTCGTTCTCGCGATCGATGAGATAGCCGAGTTCCACACGCAGGGGTTGACCGACCTGATGCTGAAGGAGCTCGTGACGATCGGACGTCAAGGTCGAGAGCTCCGAGTTCACTTGGTCGCGACAGTTCACAAGCCGGACAGCTCGACTGTCGGCACGGACCTGCTTCAGCAGTTCGGTCTGCGTCTAGTCGGTCGACTGCGCAACCCCAGAGAGAGCACGGACGTGCTTGGAGTGAGCGGTGGAGGCGCCGATCGTCTGCCTGGGAAGGGCGCGATGCTCTTCGCGAAGGTCGGCTCCGACGTCGTCAAGTTCCAGGCTTTCATGACGAACGACAAGCACTCTTCTCTCCCTCTCGAGCGGTGGGGGACGCTGAAGTCCCCGGTGATTCTCCCGACCAAAGTGCGAGAAACCCCCGAGAGAGAAGAGAGAATCGCGGAAGAACCGCCGAAATTCGATGTCAACGCCGACGCGGAAGCCCTTCGGTCGGTGGTCGACAGTTGGTACGACTTCAAGGGCAGGGCAATGAAACGGGGCGGGTGGAGTGCACTCGCTCGAGCTCTAGGAACGGAGCCGGGAGGCTCCACAGACGGGCGCTTGAGACGAGCGCTCGAGGTTCTAGCAAAGGAGAGACAGCATGGGTCGGAAGAAGCAGTCTGAGTTCGAGTTCGAACCGCTCGTATCGCAGAAGAGCTTGCCGGAGAAGATCGTCCCTTTCGTGTCGATGGGACTCTTGGCTTTCGTCGTGGTCGGCTTGACAGTCTACTTCGCCTTCGGCGAGGGCGGCGTCCAGATCTCTCTCATCTTCTGCGGCCTCCTCACAGTCGTCGGCGTCATCTTCCTGTTGATTCGCGGTGGAGCGGACATCGCTCTTCGTGCGACCGAGTCCTCAGCGAAGGTGTTCATGCAGCAGGACATCGTCGATGCCTACACGGACAACGTCCGTCTCGGTGCTGGCCGTCGTGGCGGCGGTTGGTCCTCGAACAACGCCCTACCCGAGCAGACCCAGACGACTGCTCTGCAACCTCCTGCAGCGATCGTAGGCACGCCCATCGAGCTCCCCAAGCCAGGCGACTCGGTGCTCCGGTTCTAGAATGTCCGACGGCTCTACGCACTTCAAGGCTTCGGTGGCTGCGACTGCAATCGCAGCCCCGCTTGCCTTCTACTACCTTCAGCCTGACTACGCGATCGCTTTCACGGTCGGGAGTGTTGTCGGCTGGGTCGTGACACCTGATGTCAGGGACATCGAACGCAAGACCTACCCGTCGTTCTTTCTCTCGACCATCCCGCTTATCGGCTGGTTGATCGAGATCATCTTCCTCGTCTTCTGGTTCCCCCTCGCGCTCATCCTCCCGCATCGATCGAAGCTCTCCCACCTGCCTTTTCTCGGGACGTTCATCGCGATCTTGTACGCAACTGCGTATTCTTGGCTGTGGTCCAGAGGACTGTGGCTATCAACCATCCATCTTACTGATGTCTTCAAGGAGCTCTTTGCCTCTGCGTATTTCAGCGCATTCTTCTTAGGCTGGTGCGTGCCCGATATAGTGCACTGGCTGATGGATGGCGCACCCATCGGACGTCGCCGGATCATCAAGACGCGACAGAAGCCTCATTTCGCTCCCTTCGCGACCGATCACCCCGTAGCCTTCATCCGCGAGCGAGTCAGATTGACAGCTCGCTCCTTCCGCTCACATCGTTCACGTCTTCTCGGGAACTCTAATCGTCCTCTAATCTTCCCTTAATTGGGGGTTTATCTTGGTACGCTATACTTAAGAGGACGGTGTTCATTTTCAAGCGAGCGAGAGGAGCAAGCGATGAAGAGCAAGGCGAAAGTGCTAGCATACGGGAAGGAGCAGGTGAAGAACTTCACCAGCACGACGGGCGAAGTGGACTTCCACGGCCTCTGCAGTGCGATGCGAGAATTCGCGGACCCCACCAGCCGGACCATCGGTCGGGACGAGCGCGGCAAGCTGATCGATTGGGCGAAGCAGGCGATTCAGGAAGGGGCAGCCAAGTGACGAAGAAGCAGATCGTCGTACGGATCCAGGTCGAGAGCTCACCACGGTCCTCGACGTGGAGACGGACAGAGACGGCGACTGGTCCATCTCGACGATTCAGGTGGTGAAAGACGTGCAGGAGATCTTCACGGGGAGTAAGTGGACCGCTTTCATCGACCCCAATTTCGAAGCCGAAGAGATGGCGAGCGACGCCGAGTAAGCAACCTAGCGAGGGGCCCGCGAGGGCCCCTTCATCACAAGGAGACACGATCATGAAAGAAGCAACAGGTCAGTCGATTGCAGAGCGAGTTGAGGAAGAGCTGGCGTTCAACGACGGTCTCGAGTATCGCGTCCTCATCGGTGGCGGCGATGGCAAGTACAGCGTGCTGCTGTACACCGTGAAGGAGTGGATGGAGCGGATGCACCAGACGAAGAACCCTGGCACGCTCATCGCGGAGCTCCGCTTCGAGGAGTGGGCGATCGGTCAGGAGACGGAGAGCGACATTCGTCAGCTCGTCCGCATGATCTACCGCTGGTTCGTCCGGGTCATCAACGGCGACGTGAAGGCGTAGTGAAGCAAGGGGCTCGTTATCGGGCCCCTTCTTAGCATCTCATTAGACTCTCTTAATCTGCCTTTAATCTCTCGGAGGTACAATAAGACTATGAAACAGAAGACGAACGCGCAGTTCACGGAAGACTTGATGATCGACCTTCGACGTCGCTTGGAGGGGTTGCCGTACACACTCGAGCAGAGTCCCGACGACATGATCCGCGTCAGGAAGGTCGAAAGCGTCCTACCCGCAACACCGATCGCTTCGATTCAGACGGAGCGTGGTGTGGTCTCAATCTTCGTGTCTCACGGTGGTGCGAGGTACATCGACGATCATGCGATCCTCACCCGTGAGCTCCGTTCGGCCATCACGCCGAACTTCCGAATCATCTAGCTATCACCTCTCTCCTCTTTGCTTTGGGGCCCTGGCGACTCGTCACCGCTGGGGCCCCGCTATGTCACGACCTCTAATCGTCTTCTAATCTCGATTTAATCGGGGCTTTATCTTGAGGCGTTATCATTAAGAGGACGGAGTTCATTTCAACGCTCGCAAGAGGAGACGAATCATGAAAATCGACACGACCGCGATGCACACTGAGACCGACCTGGGCCTGGAGAAGGTCTACACGGTCGACGGCGGGATCCTCGACGAAGTCGAGATCTACACCGAGCTCGATGAAGCGATCGAGCGGGCGGAAGCAGTCTTCACGTCCACAGCGAAGCGGGAGTACGTCTTGGCAGCAGTCAACGTCCTCGAAGTCAAGGGCATGGTCGTGATGGAGCCCGGAGCTACCTACTACGCTTCCGACGGCCAGACCTGCCGCTGGAGCAAGGTGACGCCGCTGCGACGCCCCGAGCGCATCGTTCGTGACCGACACCAGGTCAACCACTACAGCTGGGCAGTCGATGCAGGCGAACGTGCGTACCCGATCGAAGAGCGGGGCTACTCACCGGCCCCAGGCGAGCGGACCATCGTTCGCCTCATCGCACGTGAGTTCGGCACTCAGTTCATCCCGGAACCCGAGTACTTCGGAGTGCACAGCGAAGAGGACGTTCTCGCGACCATCGCACCGAAGGAGCTCTACCATCAGGCTCGCCGCAACTACCAGAGCGAGATGAAGTCGCTCGAAGAAAGCTACATGGGGTGGTGAGATGAAATCCCGTGAAATCGCATTCCTCATTCTGGGGATGATCGTCGGCAGCACCTACAACCCCGAGAGCTTCTGGCTCTCGGTGGTTGCCAAGTTCGTCGTCGGCTTGATCGGAATCGTCATCATCCTTGCTACGAGCGACTGGAGGTCCTCGAAATGAAACGTGTACCTCTTCACTGCATCTGCCCGAAGTGCAACGCCTGGATCTTCGAGGACCAGATGCCGACTGACGTCTGCCCGCTCTGCGGGGAGCCGATCGCTCACATCGTCTGGAAACACTGCCCACGCTGCTCACTGCCGACTGATGCCTCGCAGCCGATGTGCCAGAACTGTTCAGCGACCTTCGACAGCTTGTACGACGACGAAGTCATCGGCCATGCTACCTACCTGTACATCAATCGGGAGACGTGGACTATCGACGGCGCCGTGTCGAAGGACACTGCAGAGTCGCCTTGGTCTTCGCAGGAGGACGTTAAGGCCTTGATGATCCAGCTTACTGATGGTCTTGTCCTACACAAGCGTCCCGAAGACCTGGAGATTCTCTTGGGACGCCTGATCGCTCGGTACCACTACTGGGTGTGGGTGTATGGTCGTGGCGGCACGGCTATCCCCATCCCCGACGAACCAGTCGTCTTCGAAGCCGTCGAGGAGCGGATCGGCGTCTTCGGTACTCTCTCGTTCCCGCTCAAGATGAAGATGATGTCCATCGCGAGGAGCAACTAACATGCGCGACCCCATTCGTGAGGAGCTCGAAGGGAAGCTTCTCAAGACCCAGCAGGAGCTGGCTGACCGCATCGTGAACAACCCCTACGAGGAGAAACCAGCGTCGATGAAGACGATCTTGATCCTCCTCGGGCTGATCGTTCTCGGAGCAATCGCATACGTAGCAATCGCGGGAGGTGGTTGATGTACAACATGCAGGAAGGCACTCGGATCGAGTGCACAGTCACTGAAGCGATGCGGAAGGCGATGGGGATGTCGAGCTACAAGCTTAACAGCAGCTTCGGCACCATTGCTCGACGCTACGGCCCATTCCTCGTCCGTGGAGTGAAGCTCGTCGAGAAGGGAACTAACGTCAAGCTCAACAAAGTCCCCCACCCCGCGAACGTGAAGGTGTGGGTGCCCGGGACCAACGGCAAACAAGCGGAGTTCGAGGAGGCGCTGAAGATCTACTACAAGCAGCTGGGCTAATCGTCCTCTAATCTGTCGTTAATGTCCTCTTAGTCTGTGACCGTTACAATTAAGGTGTGACGGTCATTTTTATGGTACATCAAGAGGAGACGACGATGAAAGCAGGAGAGTTGAGGAAAGCGCTGGAGAGCATGAAGGACCAGCAGATGACGATCGAGAACGCAATCGAGCTGCTGATGGGGTTCTCACCAGCTGCGGAGCTCCCCGATCAGTGGGACAGCGTGATGCGGAAGCAGCTGGGCTGGGACAAGCCGATCGTCCTGCCGATGCCCAAAGGTCGTGGAGCACGTCGAGGCTAAGATGGCAATCCACATCACGAAGGACACACAAGTTGCAGCGCTGATCGCTCCGTGGTTAGCGCGTGAGAAGAAGCTCGCAGTCACGCCGATCATCCGAGGGACGTTCGAGCAGTGGGCGAAGCTGGTGGGTCGATACATCGATCCGCCTCGGCCCTTCCCATTCGGGAACGTTCTCGGCGACGGCTCGGATGACGCCGACTTCCGCATCAGGCTCAACGGCCGACCTCACCGACTGTGGGTAGTCGTGAAGTTCGTTGACGACGACGGTGAAGTGATGCAATATGCACTGCCCATCGCTCTCCGCAAGTACTGGGAGAAGCATTTCAAAGGAGACGTGAAATGACAACGCCAAATCTTGAGTCAGTCAAAGCTAAAGTCGCGAAGCTGATGGCTCTCAGCGAGAGCGCCAATCCCAACGAAGCAGCCGCTGCCCTTACGAAGGCCCGTGAGCTGATGATCGAGTATCAGCTGGGCGAAGGCGACGTAGCTTTCACGACCGAGAAGTCGAGGATCACAGACGCGAAGGTTCCGAACATCCAGACGCCCCGACAGATCTGGGAGACGGAGCTGGGGACGGCAGTCGCTCAAGCCTTCAACTGCAAGTGTCTGTTCAACAAGTACACGCTCTTCTTCTACGGCACTCCCGAGGACCTCGAGATCACGACCTACACCTTCGAGCAGCTCCGATTTCGGATCCGCGACATGGCGTATCACGCCACTGGCCAGCACACAGAAGCGATGAAGAGGAAGTACGGCTTGGAGTCGGTTCGTGGGCAGCTGTTCGGACCAGAGCACCCGAAGACATGGCGCATGGCGTACGTCGCAGGCGTAGTCGACGGCATCAAGTCGAAGCTCCGCGAGATGATGAAGCACGACTCTCCCGAAGTCACTACCCTGGTCGTGGTCCGACACACGGCGGTCGAGAAGTACGTGAACGAGAAGTACGCGAAGATCCGAGCTGTTGATCTTCAGATGACAGCTGGCCACGACGGTGCCTACAACCGCGGCTACAAGGAAGGTCGCGACATGGACGTCCGGCCAGGCATCGAGGGACATCGACCCGATCAGCTGACTGGCTGATAGCATCGGACCCCAGGCCTCACCGCAGCGACGATCGATCTCCCACGATCGTCGCTTCTTCTCCTCTCACGTCCTCTAATCGTCTACTAATCTGGCCTTAATCGGGACTTTATCTTGAACCGTTATCATTAAGAGGGGAGAGGTACTCCCCGAGCAAGAGGAGAGACGAGATGGTAGCAGTAGCAGTGAACGTGCTCCAGAACACGATGCCAGGGAGCGAAGCGGACGCAGTCCTCGCAGGAGGCACGTTCCTCTTCATTCTCATCGCGGTCCTGGTGATCGTAGCCGTGACCGGAGCGGACAAGGACGAGTAGAGTTCACGGGGTCGTCGGAGACGGCGACCCCAATCATCAAGAGGAGACGAACGATGGCACGCAGCAAGTATTTGAACATGACCGCAGAAGAGCTCGAAGCTCGACTCACCCGCGTGAAGGACCTCGCGATGGTCAACGTCGTAGAGAAGCCCGAAGGTCTGCCCGACGGCACGACCATCTGGCAGTGGACCGACAAGGCAGGCAACGCCCGAACGACGATCGCAACGGCCAAGTGGGATGCGGAGATGTACGGGGTCGGGATGTACAGCGTGGGAATGGCGGATTACGATCCGCGGACGGGGTCGTGGGGGTCGACGTCCGGCCAGGCCCCGTCGATCGTGGAAGCAGTCGTGAAGTTCATCGAGTCCACCGGTTGGTTCAGCGACGTCGAGTAAGCAGCGAGGGAGGGACGTAGCATCGGCCCTCCCCTATTCACAGGAGCAGCGATCAATGAGCGACATCAACAACAACGCACCAGTCGAAGGCGACCCAGCTGGCATCCCCCCGGGGTGCATCGTCCTCATCGTCTTCGTAGTCCTCGCAGTCTTGGCGATCGGCTTGATGCCGGAGCTGCTGCAAGGGACGACAGGGTTCTAACAGGAGCAATCGAGATGAAAGCGACAAACCTCTCAAACAAGAAGTCAGCACAGGTTGCGGACGGCCCGGCGAAGTCGAAGACGATCAACACGATCGCCAAACGAACGGATTGCAAGAGTGGCGACAGAGTCCTTCTCGAGTGGAAGAGCGGCTACAAGTCGACCGTGACACTCGTCCAAGACGGGAAGGGCGTCTGGAAGATTCTCTAGCTACAGCGAAGGAGACGTCGTCGAGAGACGACGTCTTCGTCTGTCTCGTGAACACTAATCGTTCTCTAATCTTGTCTTAATCGGGGGTTTATCTTGGTCCGTTATCATTAAGAGAACGGTAGTTTTCAAGCAGGTAGCAAAGAGGAGATCGAGTCATGAAACGCAACGAGCAGGTTATCATCAAGGTCCGGAACGGCAGGCTCTTGGCCGCGACCATCAAGAACGTCCACAAGGACGGCACGGCGAGTGCACAGATCGATCAGCCCGAGAGCACCGTAGCAGGGTTCTGGGTCCTCCTGCACAGCGATGGTCAGGCGACACCGAACCCCTGGTACAGCAAGCAGCTGGCACTGCAGGTTGCGGAGAGCTGGTACAGCCGAGCAGGCAACGAGACCGACGAGTGGTTGACCAAGCACAACGAAGAGGTCGTAGCGAAGCAGAAGGCTGAGGTCGAAGCTTGGACCAAGCAGTTCATCCGGGACGAAGCGGAGCGGTCGATCGCAAACGTGAAGAAGATGGGGACCACGGCAATGTTCCTGGAGAACCTCAAGATCACGGAGCGGTGGACAGGCAACCACAACGTCCTCGATTTCGTAAGCGTAGCCTGGGAAGACGGCGACGTCTGGAGAGACGTCAGTGGCACAGTGTACAACGAGAAGTACAACGAGATCGACTTCAGCTACACCGCGAAGGTGAGCGTGTACGTCACTTGGCAGTGTAAGGACCGGCTGGAGGAGCGGATGTGGTCGAGCACGTACTTCAGCACAGGGTTCTCCAAGGAGGAGGCACGTCAGATGGCTCTTGCGAAGGCCATCCGGTAAGCAGCGAAGCAGCAAGGAGGCCGTACCGAAAGGTACGGTTCTCCTTTGTCTTCATTGGTCGTCGACCCCCGTGGCCGTATAGGGTCGATGCTATGCTACCGTAGGGTCGATGAAACGACATCTGAGATGAGCCTCTCAAATTTTAATCTAATTTTAAGGTTTCTCCCCGTCGGCCTCCGTTATAATTAGGAGAGAAGGGGCTGTGTGCCAGGTCCACAACTTAAGCCCCATCATACCGCACCCACGAGTCTGACCGGAGAGGACTTAAGGGGCATCACCTGTCAGGTCTGTCGTGAAGGACATGCAGTGAGAAAGCTACGAACAGCAGTCCGACACGACAGACCCGACTAAGACGAGATCACAGATGGCTGGAAACACGAAAAGCTACAGAATCACGATCAATGGCGATACGCTCCAGAAGGAGGTCGTCGAACACAGTCCGAAGGCTGCGGACTCCATCCCAGTCGCAGTCAAGAAGCTCTCTGGTGACGAGAAGAGAGCTACAATCGCATTCTCGGACTTTGCGAAACTGAGTAACACGTGGGAGCTGTTCAAGCAGGGCCTGTACGACCCAGAAGAGGAGCTGAGGCGATTAGCCGAGATCAAGAGCAAGAGCAAGGGGAAGAAGAAGCTCCCCGAAGAAGATTAAGGAGATCGCATCGTGGATGAATCGTCGGCAAAGTCTGGCTGTGGCTTTTTCGGTATCCTGTTCATCGCTCTCATCTGCTGTCTACTGGTCGTGGCAGCGTTGAGGTCAGCCAAGAGAACGACCGACTCACCCGGGAATGACACCGCCCAGGTCTTCTCGGGGAATCACGTGATGAGTGACAATCAGCTGAACCTGTTCAGCGACGTGAACAACTTCGACTGCGTGGGTGCGAACGCCTGCACCATCAACGTCGGAGACCAGACGACCGTGACAACGAACACGACCACATCGCAGACTCGGATCGATGGCGATCGAAATACGGTCTACATCTCGCCGATCGACGGGGCTCGATTCTGCGTCGACCCGTCCCAGCAGATGCAGACAGACGGCACGTGCAAGTAGGAGGTCGATCGTGACAGAGAGCCAAGTCATCATCGTTCGAGTCCCTCCCGAGAGAGTCCCGAGGCTCCTTCGGGAGTTGTCGTCTGCGAACTTCCCGTTTGACACCCGCCCTGACCCCGAGACGGGCGGTCTAGCTGTTCGTGCTCCTGCTGAGGCCCAGTCGATCTTCCAACAGGTTCTCGGCTACAAGCGAAAGCGACGTTGGCGTCTCCCGAAGAAGTTGCTCTTGCTGCTCCTCGGGATCGTCTTGATCGGGATCGTAATCTACGTGACAGGGTTCGACTTGTGGGTAGCGGACCTCTTCTCGTCACGTCCAAGTGAAGTCCCTGCTGCTGCAGTTCTCGATCCTGTAGCATCAGCGACAGACGCTGTGATAGACGGCGTTACTCATGCTGTTCAATGGACGATGTCAGTTATCGTCGGAGCGATAGTCATCGCCTTGATGTTTGCACTCGTGCTGTTCGGTCGACGTAGGAAGTAGCCATCATGATTCGTACCATCCAACGCCTCTTTTCCGATCCTCGTGAAGGTACCCTCGCACTGATCGTGATCTGCTGTGTCGGTCTGGCGATCTTGAGACTGCTCGGTAAGTTCTAGCTCGAGAGACTCTTAACGTCCTCTAATCTACCCTTCAGGTGTGTCTAACCTTGACACGCTATAATGAAGAGGTAGATGGTTCGTTCCAAGCCCTCTCAAGGAGCACTCTCATGTCAGACGACATCGCCTTCGGGCAAGCGTTTTACAGCTTTCGCAAGCCGGCGTGGCATCGTTACGGCTTCGTCTCCGAGACGCCGATGGGCGCCCAGGAAGCTCACGCACACACGATGCCCTACGTTCTCACGTTAGAGCCCCTCTACGCCGAGTTCCTCGGACAAAAGTACGAGACGGCTCAGCGTGGCATCTTCCGTCACCCTGTTCCCGCGGATCCCGAGCCGAAGCTCCTGGGCGTGGTTGGCCCCGAGTACCGTCTCATCGATCCGGCGACACTCTGCCAGATCTACGACGATAACGTCTCGGCTCCGATCGAGACGATGGCGGCTCTCAGAGACGGCGAGACCTTCTTCTTCAGCACGATGCTCCCCAAGTTCGACGTAGCAGGCGACGAGGTCGAGAACTACATGCTCACGATCTCGCCCTACACCGGTGGTGAGGCTCTCTCGATTCGCATCACCCAGGTCAGGGCCGTCTGCAAGAACACGTTGATGGCCGCCAAGCGTCAGTCGTCAGAGACCTACCGCATTCGCCACGACGATAGCGCAGCTGAGAACCTCGGCGCCTGGATGAAGGAGCTGATGGGTCGCGTCGAGAAGAAGACGGAAGAGATCCGCGACGTCTTCGTCCGGATGACGGAGACGCAGATCGCCAGCGGTGCCCTCGATTCGATCGCATCGAAGATCTACGCCGACCCCAACCTCCCGGGCAATCACCCGAACATCGAGACGATGGCTCGTCGGATACAGGACTATGAGTGGTACCTCGACCAGGCGAAGCTTCGCCGTCGTCAGCTGAAGGCAGTCTTCAACGGCGCAGGCGTCGGGCAGGACACTCGTGCAGCCAAGGGCACGGCGTGGGGCCTCTTCAACGCCGCTTGTGAGCTCGAGCAGTACCGCTCCAGCTCGGCTGCAGCCGGCTACGACATGATCGCTGGCGAGCGTGCTAAGATCTCGGAACGGGCCTTCACGACGATGGTCGACTACATGGCCAACCCGAATGAGTTCGATACGGTTTCGGTCGTGTCGACTCCCAAGCGGCCTTCCCGCAGCAAGAAGGGCAGCAAGTAACCTACCTACCAAAGGCGGTCTGGTCGGACGACCTCCGGCCAGGCCTTGTTCTCTCGAGGGATCAACATGCCAGATTACACGACGACCAACACACCTGCTCGACAGACCGACGATGCACCCTATCTCCCACCCGTGGTCGAGGTCTTGGATGCGATGATCAAGAGACTGGAGCCGCCTTTCGTCGGGGAAGTCCTCGCTGACATCCAAGCACGTGCAGAGTACGGGCTCCAGAAGTACGGCGTTCCGCTCCGGCCCTTCGACACGTCGGACCCGATCAAGGAAGCGTATCAAGAGGCGATCGACGGGGCTATCTACGCGACCCAGGCCTTGATGGAGATCTCCATCACGCCCCTCGGCGAAGCTCAGCCTGAGGTGTCCGATAGCGACCCCGTCTTCGGGATCGGCATCGCACTGTCCAGCGTCATGATGGCCCAGATCATGATCCTCGCCTCTCTCCGCTCCATCCTGGCCTGCCGGGACTTGCCGGACCACCCGTCGCCCATCACCGTCGACGAGATGGTAGCTCAAGGAGTGGACCTGAGCGAATGAAAGCTTCTCTCACGCCGAAGCATCTTCTAGTCGAAGACGTTCGAACGAAGCTTCAGCGAGAAGTGCTACACTCCCTGGGCGGCAAGGAGGTCGTCCCGGGGAGCTTCACTCTCGCTCGAACCTACGCTTCGGTCGAGCAGATTCGTCGGAGATTCCCCCGAGACCTGACCCTGTCGAACGACGTGATCAGGATGGCTTGGGATCGAACGTGCGATGACGTCTACGACGACCGTTTGTTCGCCCACCAGAACAACGGGGTCGGCTTCTTGTCGACACGAGACGGCATCCTCTCGTTCGCACCGGGATTGGGCAAGACCGCAACCTCGATCGTGGCTGCTGATCTCATCAATGCTCAGAAGATCTTGGTCGTGACCATTCTCACGCTCCTGCCGACCTGGCGTCATGAGATTCATCGCTGGTCGAAGAAGGGCGATTCCACACAGGAGGTTCGCAGCCGACAGGGGAAGTTCGACTCTCGATGGTTCGTGACGAACTACGACTTCTTCACGAGGAACGTCGACCTGTTCGATCGGAAGTGGGATCTCATCATCATCGACGAGTCGATCATGATCAAGAATCGCGACACGAAGCGGTTCAAGGCTCTCAAGAAGATTCGACATCGAACGAATCGGCTCTGGTTGCTCTCGGGTGCACCCATCACGCGGGACATCAGCGACCTCTGGAGTCAGCTGAATCTGATCTACTCGCAGGGCTACTCAAGCTACTGGCGCTTCGTGAACGAGTACTGCATCGTCCAGGAGACGAACTTCGGGACAGTCGTCGTCGGCTCCAACCCGACCATCGAGCCCCGCGAGGACTTCTCGGACATCTTGCTCTCGGTCTCGAAAGAGGAAGCCGGTCTTGATATCCCCGAGCTTGCGTATGAAACGGTGTGGGTCGATATGACCAAGCGTCAACGCGAGGTCTACGACAAGGTCCGCGACCAGTTCATCCTCGATCTCGGCACCAGCTTGATGCCCGTCACGTCCAAGATCTCCCAGCTGGTTCGCCTCTGTCAAGTTGCGAGCTCGCTCGGGACAGTCTCCTCGGAGCCGGACTCAGCCAAACTCGATGCTCTCCGGAGTCTCGTTCGAGACGGGATGATCCAGACGCCGTGCATCATCTGGGCACGCTTCGTCGTCACCACGGCCCAGATCTACGACATGCTCGTCGAAGAGGAGCAAGACGTCGAGATGATCATGGGCGAGACCTCCGAAGCAGATCGAGCGACGATCCTCGAGCGGTTCCGGAACAACGGGCTCGATTTCTTGATCATGGGCGTCTCGGTCGGGAAGTACGGCTTGACCCTGACGAACGCCTGGACGATGATCTACTTCGACCTCACGTACAACTTCGACGATCTCCTCCAGAGCGTCAACCGGGTTCATCGAATCGGTCTGGATCACACTCCCGTCGTCATGAAGCTGGTGACGACCGACTCGATCGAGGCCAAGATCATCGAGAACCTCGCCGATAAGTCGTTCAGTCTCGAACGCTTGACAAACGATCAGCTGATCAAGGAGTTCCTAGTATGAGAGTCCTAGCAATCGATCCCGGCATCTCGACGGGCGTGGTGCTCTTGGAGAGCGACGGGTCAGTCCTTCAAGCTCACACCTTGGCCGAGCATTCCCTCTCGTCTCTGACGACGACGGCACTCCTGGCCGATGTGATCGTGATGGAGCGTCTGCCAGAGAAGGTCGAGCCCGTTCTGGCCCGAGTCGTCACGACCCTCAAGACGTGGTTCCCCGATGCTATCTTGATCGGGCCGGGGACGTGGAAGCCTGTCATGACTACGCGATCGATTCCCGATCTGCCGTCCATCCACCAACGTGACGCCTACGGTCTGGGCGCCTACTATCAGTTCACGAAAGGTCTCGTCAATGGCCACGCCGAAGTCGCCTCAACCGTTCAAAGCTAGCGTCTCCGACATCTCGGGATTTTCGTCTTGTCGTCGTCAGTGGCTTTTCAACCGCATCTGGCGACAGGCCGTTCCGCCGAAGCCTCTCTGGATCGGTCAGGTCGTGCATGCTGGGCTGGATGCGTACTATCGTCAAGACCGATCGTTCGACGCAGCTTTCGAGGCGATGAAGAAGTACGCGACCACGGAGTGTGACAAGCTGAAGCATCAGTTCCCGTTCAGTGACGTCTACAACCTCTTGATGGACCAAGCCGAGGAAGCGGTCGGGTACGTGTACAACTACTCGATCTACGACGCTGAGTGGCGACTGAACGGCGAGGTCATCACCGTCGAGCGTCCGTTCAAGATTAAGCTACCGTCGAACCCGACGTACGCTCTCTCGGGACGGATCGACCTCGTCCTCCGGGCCCCGACAGGCGGGCTCTTGGTCGTGGACCACAAGACGATGTCGTCGAAGCCGACGCTATCTGGTCTGGACGTCGACGAGCAGATCACCGCCTACAGCTGGGCGGTTAAGCAGCTGTACGGAGAGATTCCCGAAGCGGTGGTCTACAACGTCGTGGTCAAGTCTATGCCGAAAGAGCCCGAAGTCTTGAAGAGCGGGGGACTGTCGAAGGCGAAGGGACAGTCCACAACGGCCGCCCTCTATCGAGCGAAGATCGCTGAGCTGGGTCTGAAGGAGAGCGACTACGCCCCGATCCTTCAAGAGCTCGAAGAGCGAGGTTGGGATCCGTACTTTGCTCGTGTCGCCTCCTCTCGAACGAACGAAGAGCTCGAAGCCTTCGAGAAGCGATGCGCCACGAAGCTCCGTGACATCCAAGCGATCGTCACGAACCCGTCGATTGAGGGCTACCCGTCCCCGTCGACATTCACGTGCAGCTACTGCCCGTTCCTAGCTCCGTGCAAGGTGCTAGACGAGGGTGGCGATTATGAAGCGATCATGGACAATCGGTTCGTTCGATGGGAGGACGACTACAAATGACAACGATGCGAGTATGGCGATGTCCCGACTGCGAGACGCTCTATAAAGAGCCCACCGACGACCCTCGGTACGAGTGTCCGGGCTGCGGTAGCACTTTCTTGAGGAGCGAAAGTGACTCGGGCAACCATCGATCCCCCTGCTGTGGTCGGTTCTCGAGGAAGCTCGGCGATCACGGCTGTCCCGGAGGCTGCGATGCAGTTCTCGAGGAGATCGAGGTCGTCGTCGAAGAGCTCACAGACGAACAACGGGAAGAGCTCGAGCTGGAGACTGAGAACGGGGACGACGAAGACTTCTAAGCAACCTCTAATCTCCGCTTCATGTCCGTCTAAGCTTGATACGCTACAATTAAGATGTGAGTTAACACCGAGCAACAAAAGTCGAAGCGACGAAAGGCAGTCTATGCAGATTTCGCAACCTACAACAGACCGCAAAGCGAAGGTCCTCATCTATGGGCCTTCTGGGCAAGGGAAGACACGTCTCGTCGCCTCGGCGAACGATGACGAGCGGACAGCACCGATGCTGCTGATCGACTACGAAGGGGGCACCAGCTCCCTAGTCGGTCGAGAGATCGATGTCGTCCGCGTGACCACACCGAAGGAGTTCGACGAAGTTCGCGACTTCCTCGCACGTGGACAGCACAAGTACAAGAGCGTGGCGTTGGACTCGATCTCCGAAGCCCACATCGCTGCTCTCCTTTCCCGTCTGGACACTGGTCGGAGTCGTCAAGACCCGACGCTCATCGAGCAGCAAGACTACGGCTCGGCACTGGTCCAGATGCGTCGCTTGGTTCGGGCCTTCCGTGATCTCCCGATGCACTTCTTCGCCACGTCGTTGGCCAAGGAAGAGACGGACGTACGTGAAGGGCTCGTCAAGAAGCCGGCACTGTCCGGTTCGTTCGCGGATGAAGTCCTCGGCCTGTTCGAGTGCGTGGCCTACCTGGCCCTGATGGACAACGAGGACAAGACGGTCAGCCGTGTCCTGGTCATGAACAACATGCCCAAGATTCGTGCTAAGACTCGGGTAGCGATGGGTGTGGAGCCGCCGTCGTTACTCCCCGACCCAACGATCGGCTCTCTGCTCGATGCGTTGAACATCACGTAAGCATTTCACTCGATTCCGTTCCCGTTCAGTTACGAAGAGGAGATTTTCTCATGCCAGGTTTCTCGATCGATTTCAGCACTGTCAACGAATCCTCGACCCTCGAGCCGGGCTTCTACCCGGTGGTCATCGGCAAGGTCGAAGTGAAGGAAGCTAGCGACAAGCAGTCGCTCTACGTCCAGTGGAACCTCACGGTCTCCGAGGGCGAGAGCGAGGGCTCGAACATCACGCTCCGCACTTCGCTGAAGCCGAACGTTCAGTGGCGCCTCAAGGGCATCATGCGCAGCCTCGGCTTCTCAGTTGACGGCACCGTCAACTTCGAGGTCGACCCCGACACGAACATCTTGGTCGAGCCGTCGATGGTCGGGCTGGCCGCTGTCGCTGAGGTCTACAACGAGGAGTACAACGGCAGTATGCGGACGCAGGTCTCCACGATCTACGGCCCGGAAGACCCGGCCTTGATCCAGGCCGTCACGGCGTTCAAGAAGAAGAACGACAAGCCGACGATCGCCGTCCAGACCCCCGCAGTTGTCAACGGTGGTGCTAAGCCGCCCGCAGCCAAGCCTACTACCGGCGGCCTCAAGCTTCGCTAGGTACCTTCCCCTTTCGTTTCGTGGGCCCCGCAAGGGACCCTAGTCCTCTTGAGGAGACAAGCGCATGGCAGATATCGTTCTAGGCAGTATCACCGACCCCTCACCCGAGCTGGCCTTGGGGAATCGTGTCACCGAGTTCGAGGGCTTCGATCGGATCGAAGCTCCGACGAACGTTGCGATGGTGACGTTGAGCTCGGAAGAGTTGATCGCCCACTGCCCGATCACAGGGCAGCCCGACTTCTACAAGGTCGAAGTCTCGTACCGTCCGTACAAGTGGATCGTCGAGACCAAGACGTTCAAGCTGTACCTCGCCTCGTATCGTAACGTGGGGATCTTCGCTGAAACCCTGGCGGACAAGATCGCAGCCGAGATCGCAGAAGCACTGGACCCTCTCGAAGTCATCGTTCATCTCACCCAGAAGGTTCGGGGTGGAGTAACGACCGACGTCGTCGCACGATGGAGCTCGAAATGAACTTCAATCCCAACGCTCAGAACGCAGTCGTCCTCCTGTCAGGAGGGCTCGACTCCACAACCGCTCTCGCCGTAGCCCAGAACCGATTCCGGAACATCACTGCGCTGTCTGTCAACTACGGCCAGCGTCACGCTCGGGAGCTTCGAGCGGCTCACCGCGTAGCCGAGTTCTTCAACGTCCCCCACTACGTGCTGGACTTGACGTCGGTGGGACAGCTGTTTCAGTCTAACAACGCCTCGTCGTCTCTTCTCTACGGCCAGGACGTCCCCGATGGCCACTACGCCGAGGACAACATGAAGAAGACGATCGTGCCGAACCGGAACATGATCCTCCTCTCGATCGCTGCCGGTTTGGTCGTGTCGAAGGGAGGCGGTGCCGTCGTCGTTGCCGCTCATGCAGGCGACCACTTCATCTATCCCGACTGTCGCCCCGAGTTTCTTCACGCGGTGGAGGAAGCGCTTCAGATCGGAAACGACGAGCCTGTCGGCCTCTACGCTCCGTTCAAGAACGACTCGAAGGCAGCGATCGTATCGATCGGCCACGCACTCGACGTCCCGTACCATCTCACGTGGTCGTGCTACAAGGGCGGGGACGTTCACTGCGGTCGATGTGGGACTTGCGTCGAGCGGATCGAAGCTTTCCGACTCGCCGGGGTCCCCGATCCAACGGTCTACGACACGGCGGGCTATGCTTACGCCCTCGAGCTGTTGAAGGCGAAGGAGGGCTGAGATGTCAGTCGTCGATCCCCTCGTTCTCGATTCGCTGCCCAGGATGATCGGGTGGCTGTCGCTCCTGGGTGATCGCGAAGTACGTGTGGACGGCAAGCTCGTGACTGACGGGGAGGGTCGCCTCCCCGTCGAAATCACGAACTCGTTCTTCCGTCAGTTCACGTGCGTCGACGGTTGCTTTGTCTGCTGTGCAGTCCTGTCCGTCACTCTCGACTACTTGGTCGAAGAGTCGGCGTGGACCAAGATGCCCGACGAGAAGCAAGAGCTGTTCGACCACACGAGGGTGGTCGATGTCAACGGTCAGAAGGTTCTCTTCATGTCGAAGAGCAAGCGTCGAGGCCCGCCTCATCAACCTCGGGAGACAGATGGCTCGCCGTACTGCACCTTCTTGAAGCCGATTCGCCCCGGCGGTGGCCTAGGCTGCGATCTGTGGCAGAGCGGCTCACCTCTTGGTTGTGCGACGTCCTACAACATGCGAGTGACCGAGCAAGTTCGTCACGAGCGTCGGACCGTTCGAATCACGAAGCAGGGGATGTCACGGTCGTGGCGATATCACCCGGCTCCCGAATGCGAGTTCCTGACCGTCGACAAACCCGATATCGAGGAGAACATCAAGCTGTTCATTCGCCTTCAGGAGTGGGCCGAGATTCTCCATCTGCTACCGGCGTTCGAGCGTATCGAAACTATCATCGATCGTCTGATCAAAGTGCACCATGAGGGACGCGTTCCTAATCAGACGCTAGTCTTCCCTTAAGGTCGTTCTAAGGCAAAGAGGATATACTAAGAGTATGAGATCCGTAATCATCCCAACGACACCTCACCTCGCTATGTCGACGGGACAACCCTACCACTTGATGCTGAGCCACAACCTAGTCGATCCAGCTCATCGCGAGTTCTATCGACAGGAGCGGCAGCGAGGCACCTACCTCATTCTGGACAACTCCGCACACGAGACGAAGGCCGGGGAGAGGATCGAACGTCTCCTCGTCCAGGCTTCTCAGGTCGGGGCTTCTGAAGTCGTTCTCCCGGACACGCTGTTCGATGCCGACGCTACCATCGAAGGCTGTCGTCGGTCTCTCGAGACCGTCGAGACGATGATTCGGGTGTCCCGAGAGATCGATCTTCGTCCGTCCCTTCCCAAGTTCATGATCGTCCCGCAAGGCAAGACCCCGGAAGACCTTCAACGGTGCTTGACCGAGATGGTGGCGATGGCCCGTCTGTGGTCGGACGATGTCGAAGTCTACAACAACTTCACGATCGGTATCTCGAAGGACTACAACGATCTGTGGTGGCCGTGCGACAATTTCCTTCTCGGCTTTCTCCGCGATCATGTCATGCCTCGAGCGCAGTGGCTGAACGCCGAAGTTCATCTTCTCGGGTGGCCGAAGCCGTTGACGATCCTCGAAGAGATCTCGTGTCGGTTCGACCATCGCATCCGATCGACTGACTCGGCTCGCCCGTTCACCTTCGCGATGTACGGGATCGACCTCTCCAAGGACCTGAATGCCGAGTACCCGAAGCGTCCGCCGGACTTCTTCAACCAGGCCGTCCCCACCGAGTTCGACGATCTCCTCCGAACGAACATTCGTGTCTATCGAAGCTTGTGTGGAGAGACAGTATGATTCCCGGCTACGCTGGGTGCGAGAAGTGTCCACTCCGGGATCGCCCGGGGACGAGACCTTCCGGCCCGACCAATGCTAGTGTGGTCGTGATCGGTGAAGCACCTGGCCAGACCGAAGCGAGAGATGGCGTCCCGTTCGTCGGGCCGTCGGGGAAGCTCCTCCGAGCTTCTCTCCGCTCGGTCGGGATCGATCCGAACTTCGTCTACATCACGAACACGGTTCTTTGTCACCCTGAAGACAACGCTACGCCATCGACGGAAGCGATCAATTGCTGTCACGACCGGTTGGTGACCGAGCTCGATCACGTCAAGCCTCAGAAGATTCTTCTACTCGGCTCGACCGCTCTATCTCTCCTCGGCCCGAAGCAGTCGGTCTCCCGAACGAGGGGGCTCGGGCGAATGTACAACGGCGCCTTCACAGTGCCGACGTATCACCCCGCAGCCATCCTTCGCAACCCCGACCTGTTTCGGGACTTCTCGTACGATCTTCAGAAGCTTGCCTATCGATCTCAGCCTCTTGAACGTCTCGTCCCCGAGTTCCTGATCGTCGAAGACAAGGTGCAGGGTTCGAACTTGCTCGAGGCGATGAAGTCCGCATCCGTCATCTCCTGCGACCTCGAGACGACCGGGACGGATCCCCTCCACGACAAGATCATCGCTGTCGGGTTCGGGGTGAGTATCGAGGGCTACGGGGAGATCGGGATCATCTTCCCGAGAGAGATGGTCGAGATCATGAAGTGGTCGATCTTGACCTCCCTCTCGCAGTTCACGGGACGAGTCGTCTTTCACAACATCAAGTTCGACGTGTCGTTCCTCCGCGTATGGGCCGAGCAGACGTCTTACAAGCTGAAACGTGCGGTCGACTCGATGCTGATGGTCTACGCTCAAGACGAACGTGGCATCCCTCAGGAGCAGAAGGGTCAGGCCTACTTCACCGCGGGCTTGAAGGACCAGTCGAGGCTTCGCTTCGACATTCCCGACTACCACTGGGACTTCGATGAGTTCTACGCTCTTCCCGAAGACGCCCGAGATTGGGGACAGTTCTACGCCTACCTAGCGATGGACGTCATCTGTACGTTGAAGCTCTACTGGGAGCTGTCGTCAGAGCTCGACGCCGAGTCGCCGAAGCTGATGCCCTTGATCGAGAACCTCTTGACTCCCGGGGCTCTAGCGTTCTCGCAGATCGAACTTCGAGGCTTCCCGATAGACCGTCTGTACCTAGAGGAGCTGAAGGTCGAGACGGAACAGCAGGTCCAGGCGATCGCTGACGAGTTGAAGCAGATGGCTCGAGAGGCGTCTGGGGGTGTCATCGACGACTTCCTCCCGTCCTCCCCCAAGCAAGTCCGGGAGATGGCCAAGGTCTGGCACTTCACACCGCCGTCGTTTGAGAAGGACATCTTGCAAGTTGAGATCGAGCTGGGGAAGTGGCCGGAAGCGTGCAAGGCCTTCTTCTCGAAGCTTCTCGAGTATCGACAGATCAGCAAGGTGCTCCAGACGTACATCGTCGGCATCTTGAATCGACTCGGGCCTGACGATCGCATCCATCCCGACTTCCAGCTCCACGGAACGGACACCGGCCGTCTCAGCTGCCGCAACCCCAATCTGCAGAACATCCCGACCATCATGGGGCCGAAGATCAAGCATGCGTTCGTGGCGCCAGAAGGCTGGAAGCTGTTCAACTGTGACTACTCGCAGCTGGAGCTTCGTGTAGCAGCCTGGTTCTCCCGAGACGATACGCTGATCGAGGCCTTCCGAACGGGACGTGACATCCATCGATGGGTTGCTTCGTTGATGTTCAAGAAGCCGATGGAAGAGATCACGAGCTTCGAACGCTACCTAGCCAAGTACCTCGACTTCGGCTTGCTGTACGGTCGATCCGCTCGAGGCCTCCTCGAAGGCATGGAGGCAGCTTACATCGTCAAGACGACGGGCAAGGCGATGACCGAGAAGGAGGCGGACGCTCTTCAGAAGGACTTCTTCGACGCCTTCCCGGGACTGGTCGAGTACATCAAAGCTCAACATCGCTTCGTGAATGCGAACTTGTACGTGGAGACTCCGACAGGGCGTCGTCGTCGATTCCCCTACGTGGACAATCGGTCTCGGGGCTCGATGGAACGGAAGTCGGTGAACACCCCGATTCAGTCGTTCGCTTCAGACTGCACTTTGACGGCCATCATCCGTCTGGTCGATCTTCTCGACCCCGACAAGGCTTACGTAGTGTCCTCGGTGCACGACTCGATCATGCTCCTTGTTCGGGACGACTGCATCGAGGAGACGAAAGAGGTCGTTCACCGTATCATGGAGACGCCGCCGATCGACGGGTTCGACGTCCCCTTGAAGGCCGAGATTGCGGTCGGACAACGCTGGTCTCAAATGAAAGACTAGTCATCGCTTAATCCGTCTCTAATCTTGATCCGTTACACTTAGTGAAGGAGGTGGTCATATGAAGACAGCAGTCGATGTAAGCGATGGCGCTCATCTGAAGGTCATCGAACTCTATCCCGCAGTGCAAGGCGAAGGCACCCTCGTTGGCGTGCCCTCGACCTTCGTCCGATTGACCGGCTGTACAGTCGGCTGTGAGTGGTGTGATACGAAGTACTCCTGGAAGGCCGCTCAAGGCACGGAGTACACCCCGATCGCGTTGATCAACGAGGTCATGTCGAAGACGACACATCGTCACGTGGTGGTGACGGGTGGCGAGCCGTTAGAGCATCCGATGCCGCTCTTGATGGAGTTCATCCGTGGACTCCAGAGGCGTCACTATCACGTGACGGTCGAGACGTCGGGCATGGGCGTAGACGGATCTGCACCCCTCAACTTCCACCCCGGGGGCATGCTGTGGTCACTATCGCCGAAGCTCCCGTCATCGAAGACGACCAAGCCCTTCCCCAACCTGAAGACTTGGGTGGAGTACACTACGGGGATGGGTCACGACGTACAGCTGAAGTTCGTCATCGGCAACAGCGGGGACCTCGGGTTCGTGAACGAGCAGTTGATGAAGCAGCTCAAGGGCGCAGAACCGTCGAGGATGGTGGACGTGATCTTCCAGGTGTGTACGCCGGTCGACACTGGCCAGTCCGACGAGATCATGCGCGGTACGATCCTGAACGATCTTCGTGAGCTCCAGGAGACGATCACCGAGCACTTCCACTTCGAAGACCTGATGGACATCGGGAAGCAGTACCGCTTCCGGATCCTGCCTCAGCTTCACGCCTTGATCTACGGGCGTCGTCGGGGGGTCTAATGTACGACGAACTCGCCCCGAACGTCCTCGAAGAGTCGTTGATTCGCGATGCGGTCTGTCGTCAGGACCCTGACGCTCTAGATCAAACTTTGAGATCGATGGTCGTTCATCGTCCCGACAGGATCCTCGAGATCATTCGCTACTTGCCGTTCCCGACAGGCTTGGGAGACGACTTCATCACCATCCGGAACGTCGGGTTCCGGTGGAATCAAGTCACGAAACGTCTGGAGAGAGTATGACCACGGAGACCGTCTGTTTGAACCCTGACAAGCTCGATGCAATTGACATCGCTCGAGCCGAAGCTCATCTATCGTCGATGCTGACCGCACTAGGCGTCGACATCAACAGCCCTCACATGAAGGGCACTCCGCATCGTGTGGTCGGGATGTATCGGGAGTTGTTCTTCGACAAGCCGTGGAAGTTCACGACCTTCGACGTCGAAGGAGATCCCGGAATCGTCATCGTCCGGGATATCGGCTTCGAGTCCACCTGTGCACATCATCTCGCCCCGTTCACGGGGAAGGCGACGATCGCCTACATCCCCGACCAGAAGCTGGCCGGCCTGTCGAAGCTACCACGGGCTCTGGGGATGTTCGCGAAGGGACCGAACGTCCAGGAGAACATCGGGGCTCGGACTGCCGACTTCCTGATGGAGAAGCTCGAGCCTCGTGGGGTCGCGGTGATCATCACGGCCGAGCATACGTGCATGACGATCCGAGGCGTCAAGGCACACGGCTCCACGACCACGACCTCAGCACTCCGGGGTTGCTTCATGACCGAACCCGAGACACGTGCTGAACTGATGTCATTGCTTAGCCTGTGAGACACGCAGGGGCTTAGTTAGGCATCGTTCGTCAACGAAAGAGGTAGATCTATGCCAGAAGAAGATCGAGGTCGAATCTACGAGGGAATGCGACGGTCGGAGATCCCCGGCAAGTACTTCACGTACGTCTTGCGGTTGTGGATTCGTCTGCCGGAAGCGTATATTGGCTCGGATGTGGCCACAGCAGTCTTGGTTGCGGCACAGCAGGAAGCAGCAGCCATCGCCCGAGAGTTGGTCGACAAGTGCCACTCCAGCTTGATCGCGAAGAGGATCGCAGACGAAGTAGACGGCATCAACGCAGTCGAACTGCTCGATGGGCAGGGAAACGGCTATCTCGCCTACAATGACTGGCCATGAGAGTCGTTCATATTTTCGTCTTGTTGTTGGTCGTAGCTTTCTTCGCCCTGCTACTCACAGACATCAATCTCGTTATGAGGAGCTTTCAAATATGGCAGTAAGCATCACCAAGGAGATGGAACTCTCCGCAGCTCACTGGCTGCCGTTTCACAGCGGCAAGTGCCAGCATCTCCACGGTCACAACTACAAGTTCGTGGTGACAGTCGTAGGCGTCGTCAACCCCGCGACCAACTTCTTGATCGACTTCGGGGACCTGAAGGCTGCGATGGCCCACACGATCGGGAAGTGGGATCACGCCTTGCTGGTTCACTACAACCCGATCCAGGTCCGCAACCTTCACACCGCGCTGACAGTCAACGAGCTGTTCCAAGGGTCGCTCGAGATGCCACCTATGGAGGAGAACAAGGGCTTGATCTGCGTCTCGGAGCTGCTGGGTCTTTCCGACGTCAGCAAGATCATCCCACTAGGCGTGGTCACGACCGCTGAGAACCTCTCACGCTTGGCTGCGGAGATGATCCTTCAGCGGATGCCTCACAACATCCATCAGGTCGCGGTGACCTGTTGGGAGACGTCAACGTCTTCCGCGGAGTCGCGTGTGTACCGTGAGCTCCGTGAGATCGTCTGGGAAGGCCCAGGCTGGTACGTCCCGACGACGATCATAGATCAGATCCCGCGTCTTTCACGTGTGAGCGAGGATCGCTTCATCATGCCCTTCACCTCCTTCCCAGGTGTGGAGTGGTACGAGGAGCCTCCCAAGATGATGACCATCATCCCACAGAACGAGAAGTCTTAACGTCCTCTAATCTCGTCTTAATAGGCCTCTAAGCTTGGGACGCTATAATTAAGAGGTAGGATGCACATTACCAACCAAGCTTAGAGGAGACGACGATCATGACGAAGGAACTCTCGAAGTACGCAGTGAAGGCAGCTGGTCAGATCACACGCCTATTCGGAGAAGGGGTCCCCGCAGTGTATGGTGGAGACGTGATCGAGTGGGCAACGGACTTTTACAGCAGCGCCTTCCCAGCAGGGAGCCGCGAAGAGATCATCAGCGTCTGGAAGGAGCTGTGGGCCATGCAGATGTTCCCACGAGTCAATTCAGCGCTGACCCAGCGGTACGACGTCAGCCAGTGGGCGAGCGAGTGGGGCAGCACCTCATTCTTCCCGACCACAGAAGCTGAGGTGGACCAAATCTTCGGCTTCGAACGTGCAGAAGGAGTGGACCCGAACGTCAACAGTCTGGATGACATCTACTTCAGCTACATCGCAGGTACGCAGGACCGCAAGTGGGCCTTCGAACAGCAGGTAGCGATGGGACTCCAAGCAGTAGACGCCGAGAAGCGGCTGGTGGAGATCGATGAGCAGCGTGGTGACATCTGGTACAGGTTCGGGATGAAGTAGGTTCACAAACGGGAGGCTGGTGACAGCCTCCCAATATCAATGCTGCGAAGCGGTGGTGCGTTGAGGGAAGATGCTCCGCACTAGCTGCCAGCTCCCCATCGTCTAGCGATGGTAGGACACCGGAGATGATCCGGAGAAGGCGGGAGTCGATACTCGCCTGGGGGCTTTCAACTTAATACGGGTCCACGGCGTCTACCGTGGAAGCTCACGTGATTGCTAAGTATCACGTCGTTCGAGAGGCGAGGAACGCCGCAGGTCGGGCTCGCATACGTTGGAAAGAAGAACCTGCGCCATCAGGCCCTGGGAGGGCGTTCCGGGTGGGAACGCTCTCCTGGCATGTCATAGGAGACGTGAATGCCCATAGTCGAAGTCATGCTGTACCTGTCAGTTGTTCTCTCGGGGAGGTGCTTCAACGTCGCTCCGGCTGACGTCATGCCGACCCCCACGCCGGAGTACTCATGCAACTCTCCGATCGACTCGGAGTCGGTCGATCGACCCCTCTCCCTCAGCCTCCGACACACCCGTGCGGTTGTGAGAAAGACGATCGACCCGAACCGAAGCCACTGCCGCTTCTCTTCTTACCCAAGGTGATGCTTGATGGTCATCTGTAGATCACGAGAGTCTAATCGTCCTCTAATCTCGCCTTAATCGGGCCTTTATCTTGGTCCGTTATCATTAAGAGGACGATGGTTTTCAACGAGATTCAACAAGGGGAGACGACAATGTTAACAGGCAGCAAGCTCGAGATCAAGTGGAACCGGAAGCAGGGACTCGACCGCGAAGAGGTCACTTTCCTCAACGAGTGGGCAGGCAAGATGCTCGCGAAGGCGCAGGAAGAGGACATTCCGGAGAAGATCGATCGCTTCACGAAGCTGGCAGCGGACACCAACGCTTACCTCAACCGCGAGAAGGTAGTGATCGTGAAGAGCACGATCCCGACGATCAAGCGGTTCGGATTCGACCTCGCAGTAGAGCGAGCGGGGATGGTGGACTTCGGGTACAAGATGGTTGAGAAGCTGAACGGCTTCTACGCAATCGTGAATGAGGAAGGCGAGATCGTCGATTGGGCGAAGCCGGTGCTGGTCCACTTCCGAGGCCAGAAGTATGGCAACGTCCGGTACGGGGAGATGAACTCTCAGTACAACGTTGAGATCAATGGTGAACCTGCCACGATCGACGAGGTGGATGGTGAGGAGGACAATCCTTGGTTCGAGATCGATACGACCAAGTGCTTGTAGAGGGTAGAGAAGACGGCGCTGCGTAGGCGCCGTCTTCCTTTGTCTACTTCGTCTTGTGGTCGCAGGCGTTGCTGCCTGTCCAACGCCACAGACGACGTCCGACTCGAACGAACCCGACTGCTAGAAGAAGGTACGAAACGATCAACACTTCCCTCACGGCCCGAGCGATCTCCCCTCGACTGATGAGGGGTTGCGGTCCGCTGCTGATGGTCAGGAGACCGAAGTACAGCGCCAAGCCGAAGAAGCCGAGAGACATCCACAGCAAGTACTGACCACGAAACCCGATCCAGAACGTATACAGCAGCAAGACACTGAAGACAAGAGAAAGTGTACTCGCGATCGTCGTAGATTCTTGGGCGAGAATCCCGACATGCATCTTTACCTCCCGGACAGCATGTTGAGAAAGGCTGTCCATAGTCCCGAAGCTGCGAGGATGCCAAGTCCGACCAAGACCATCTGTACCCGAGAGATGACCACAGTCCCAGGTCGGGGGAGGATAGCAACCTCCGACTGCCTCTGGAGTTCTTGTACGTAAGGCGGCGAGATCTGAAGCCCGTAGTCGCCGTCGCCGTTATCGGCGACTACGAAGGCACCGACGATGTCGCGGCTATGACCGTTCTCCAAGTAGCTGTAGAACGACAGAGCCGGCTTCCAAGCGTCACTTTCTGCCAAGTCGACGTTCGTGTGAATCGCGAACCGAGCGCCGTGACGTACTGCATAGCTAGCGAGTCGACCTGAGTCGCAGGAGTTGAAGAACAGAGTCTCTGTCCCTTTGATCCGTGCGACTTGAGCGATGTCCTCTTCGGTGAACAAGACTCCGTCGGAGAGGAGAGCGCCCGTTGGCCCGGAGTGTGTGGCGTAGTGGTGAACGTCGAATCTCGTGTCCCTGCATGCATCGTAGATGTCCTGCGGCTTGACTATCCCTCCCAGTATTGACATGTGATGACGTCGCTGAATAGACCGGATTTCAGGCAACGTATCGATGCCGGGCTGGTCGGGAGCGATGACCAGGACCCTCATGCTAACTACACTCCCGCTAGATTCACGACCTCGTAGAACGCTTCCCCCACGACAGCGTCGGCTTCCCCGTACGTGCCGCGAACAGTGATTCGTCTCTCTTCTGACACCGACGACGTGTTCAAGATCTGCGTGTCCGTTGTCGTCAGCTTGACCTCGACCGATGACCCAGTGTCGATGGCTGTTGACTCGCGTACACGCCGGCCCGAAGAGACGTCGTCAATCCAGTACTGGATCGCCTCGGGGGCTTCTGGGGCCCCCGATTTGTCCCGAAACGTGAACGTGACGTATGCGGTCGTCCCCTCGTTGACCTTGATCATACTAGCTAATCGTCAAGGTCATGTCGAGGGTCCACGTCTGACCGGACGCCTTCGTCCCCTGAGCACTGACCTTCCGGTTCAGGTTCGTGCCAGTGTCGGACGAGGCGTTGACGATCGTGAACTCCTGCCAGGCGTAGTTGGCATCGCCGGAAGCGAACACCGCACGCCAAGTGATGGTCTGGCTACTCCGGGAGGGGTATGTGGCCTGCATCGCCTTGTAGGTCTTATTGGTCGCGGCTTGAAGACCGGTATGTGCAGCACTCTCCGCCGTGGTCGAATCACCGACCCCGAGGTACGAGTTGGCGTTGTTGTACGCCGTGCCGCCAGCACCGATCAACAGATCCTCGAGCAGCTGAATCCCTTCGTTGAGAAGGAGGTTGCCATCGACGACGGTCTCTGCGGGGAGAATCTCGCCATCGGGTGACACGACCTCGGAAGGGGTGTCGTTAAGGAAGGCCTCGTCGTTGGCGTAGCGACGAATGACCCACCGTGTTGCGTAGTTGAACTTCTCTGGTACCATGTTAGACTCCTGAGATCTCAGACGTTCTCGAAGCGAACTCGGACGTCACTTCTCGACCGGCGATTGAACTATCGATCTGTCGAGCAGCTTCGGCCAGGTCGACCGTCCGCATCGAGAACTCTTCTTCCACTGAACGATGTTTGAACGAGAAGTCGACTTTGACTATCCTCGTTGCCGAGTCGTACGAGAGAACGAAGTCGACCGCCGACCCCGTTTCAAGGACGCTCAGCGCTACTGCTAGACCTCCGACTAGGTCGAGAGCTTCTCCGAGATCCCCCACTAGAGCATTGACCGCAACGCTTGGCGGAGAATCAAACCCCGAAGCTGACTCGACGATCGCAACCAGGATCTGGGGGAGGAGAGAATCGCTCGACGACCCCGAATCGGTGATCGCCAGAGAGACGTCTATTCCCGCTTGATCGGTCACGACCACGATCTCCGGGACCCCGATGGGCGAGACGTTGACAACGATCTGATCGACGCCTGTGACAGCTTCGACGATCGTGATCATCGTCACCACGGCTAGGGAGAGGAGATCCGACCCTTGCCCCGTCTCTCCAATTGACAGCGTCACGCTGATCGTCGACTGGTCACTCCCTGACGCAGCTTCGACGACGGTTAGAGAGACGAGAGGCGATACAACTGTATCAGATCCGAGACCTGTCTCGGTGATCTGCTTGATGGCTTCCGTCAAGGCGAAGAGAGCGTCGACGACACTCCCTGCATCGGCCACGACCACGGAAGCTTGGAGCGATACGGCGTCGGAAGACGTCCCGTTGTCGCTCAGACTGAAAGTGACTGCTACCGACGACAGAGAGTCGACACCTGTCGCAGCTTCGGAGAGAGCTACGAGAACGAGACGAAGTAGACTGTCAGTAGACGTCCCGGCATCGCCGATAGTCAAGATCACCGAGATCGACTGGCTATCGGCTCCTGTGCCGGAGTCGGTAACAGGCACGGAAGCACCGATGCTTGCGATAGCGTCCATCGCACCGCCGCTGTCCTGGAGGGTCAGCGCAGCGACGACGGCAGCGATGAAGTCTTGGGCTTGGCCGCTCTCCGTTAAGAAGACGAGGTAGAGGACGGCCAGAGCATCGATCGCAGCACCGGAGTCCGCTATTAGGGCTAGTGCTGCGATCGATGCTGCTTCGAGTCCCAGACCCGAGTCGGTAACGACCAGTGCTGAGACGATAGAAGCCACGAGGTCGGACCCGTTGGCGGACTCAGCGATCAGCTTCGAGATGAGAATGCTGATGAGGTCCGTCGCTGCACCGGAGTCTACTACGGCCAGGGACGATGCGATCGATGCGACGATGTCTGTGCCCGACCCCGTCTCCGTAACCGTCTGATAGAGAACAGCGAAGAGCAGGTCAACGGCCGTAGCTGCGTCGGCGATGGCCAGAGAGGTCGTGATCGAAGAGATCAAGTCCGTCCCCGACGCAGTATCAGCGATAGCTTTGAGGATGAGAACGCTGAGAAGGTCCGTCGCCGCTGCTGTATCGGACAAAGCTAGTGCGACGACGATACTGCTGATTGCATCGACCGATGTACCGCTGTCCCCTAGAAGGAGCGCAGCAGTCAACGACGATAGTAGATCGGTCGACGCGCCGGACTCCCCGACCAGGAGCGATGCGATGAGTCGCGATAGAGCGTCAATGGACGAGCCTGTCTCCCCGACGGGGACCGATGCCGAAGGTCCGCCGAAGCTCTCTGCTCCAGCTCCCGTGTCTGTCAAGGCTAGCGAGACGCTTAACGAGCTGATTGCATCCGACCCTGACGATGTGTCCGTAACCGTGATCGACTGGTCGCCACTCCCCGCAGAGTACGAAACTCCTTCTGCACCCCGACCTGTTTCAGTCAAGACGACAGAGACGGCAAGAGGCGGGATGATGACCTGGCCTGCAGCGTTATAGTCAGCGTTCGCTGCTGTCCCGACGGGAGAGCAAGCTGTCCCACTCACTGAGACGGCATACTCTGCGATGGTCAAAGCCAGGTTCGTGCTGGCCGTGCTGCTTCGGATATCGACACGTTCTGTGTACGTTCCCGGAGACGTCGGGGGACTCCAGGTCGTGCCGTAAGCGATACTCCCGAAGTAGACCGACATCGAGTTCGGGCTAGCAGTCGTGAGCGATGGAGCTGCTGCGGTCGCTATCGACGAGTTGTTGAACTGACCACCGTATTGGCTCGGGTACGCTGCATTCCGATACGTGATAATTGCAGCCGCACACTCCGCACTCGTCCACGACCACGAATAGTTGGCTGGTTCGCTCGAGGCCGTTCGGGCGTAGACGATCTGCGTATGGCTCCGGGATGCGTTGGTCGCGTTCCAGAGTTGCGTCCACCCTGCAGGAGGTGTAGCTGTACCACTCGAGAGTTCAATGACGATGATCGCTAGCATCAGATCGCCATCGGCTGTTCCACTCGGCACGTTGACTGTTAAGCCCGTAACACCTGGTCCACTCGATGCTGTTGCACTGTTGACGTAGTAGGGACCCTTCCCGACTACTACGGCATCGAGACCGACCGCAGCTTCGTTGGTCGAGAGGCTGCTCGAGCTTCCACCAGTGTCGATCGTGAGAGCATCACTACCACTGGCAGTGTCCGTAACCGAGATCGATGCTAGGGGGTTCGCCGTGTCCGTCAAAGTACCCGTGACGGTGAAGTGATTGGCGTTCCCGCTTGTATCGTCAGCCCGACTAGCCCCCGACGGCGTTTCCCACTGGCCTAGGAGGTTCGACGTTCGAACGGCCGTGATCGATCCCTTCTCGGTCGCGATCTCCGTCTGTGTTAAGACGGCGTCCCACGCCTTGAGATGAGCCATCGCGCCGACGAAGGTGTCACCCCAATAGGGCTCATCGAACCCGAGCTGGACCATGTTCCAGGTCGTTCCCGTGTTCGTGTGAGTGATGTTCAACGTCGCATCGACGTACGCTCGAAGGCTCGACCCGTCCCAGGTGACAGCGAGATGATACCACGTCCCGATCGTCAAGGACGATCCCGTAACGGTCGAGTCCGACGCCCCCAAGTAAGTCGAGATCGTCGTGCCGTCAGCTTGGGTGTACAATCCCATCTGATTGTTGTCGACAGCGTTCATCTCGAAGATGCACTGATAGGTGTTCGGGTCAGAGGTCATCTTAACCCAACCCATCAGCGTCCCCTTGTTCGCCGAGAAGGAGATGGCTTTACTCGCGTAGTTGGAGACCGAGCCGTTGAACGTAAGTGCCACGAATCTACTCCTCGGGTGCGGCTATCGTCTCGTCTTGAGGAGGCGGCCTAAAGGTCATCGTCTCGGGGTCGAGCATCCAGCCTCTAGGTACGTCGAGAGCGGATGCAAGAGCCTCGAGATAAGTCGGGAGATGCTCTGATGCTTTCTTCCCCGACTCGATCATGTTCAAGATCGAACGAATGTCTTGTGCGGATCGATCGCCTATCGAGATCGGCATTATGCACCACCTTCTGCAGGCGGGACGACCGGGTTCCCTCGACGAGAGATCACGACCAAGGGAGGGACTCCACACTCGGGCAAGGGCGTGGCCATCCACTGTTCGAGCTGGTCGAACGCCTCCTTGATCTCCAGCCACCGTTCCCGGGAGAACTCACCGTCGACAACGACGTCTGGGTTCGAGATGATCTCGTTCATCCCGTTAGCAATCCAAAGACGACGTTGACGAGCCATGTCGTCGACCACGTTCTGGATCGTCCGAAGACCCGCTCGAGCTTCTTTCTCGAGCTCGCCCATGAGTGTGTCGGGGACTTGCTGTTCGTGCTCTTCATAGTAGAGAAGAGCGTCACGAACTCGAATCGATATTGCACGTGCGTCCTGTGCCATGCTGTCTCCTTATGATGCGTAGTACGGGATGTACCGGTCCGTGCCGGCAATCCGGACCCTGATCTTGCCTGCGTAAGTGCCGACGGCGCCTGCGTTCGTTGTCATGCCGTATAGCTGAAGATTGCTCGCCTCCAAGATGACGTCGTCTGCTAGAGCATGGACGACCCTGTTCGTCTGATAGCTGTTGCCCGACCCCGTGAAGTAGCCCTTCAACCGGAAGCCTTCGCCCACGATAATTCGAGCACCGACGTTCGACGTGTTGACAGCCGAGATCTCGACCAACGTCGATTCGTTGCCTTGCCGGATACCCCTGATCACCAGTGGATATAGCGTGCGGCTGATGGATGAATCATCCAGGTAGGTTTCTGGCGTGGCCTCGTAAATCTCGCCTACGTTGTAGGCCCTGATGCGGTTGCCGCTGGTCCAGCTGCCGATGGTTGTGCGCGCCCCACCGTCACCCAGGTAGATGCCATCGGCGTTGATGTCGATGGTGGCGACGGCGGACGCGTTGAAGGCATGGAAACCGGTGCTGTCCAGCTTGACCTTCCCGGCACCGGCGGTCAGCTTGCCGTCTGTCGCAATCTCCACCTGTGGCGTCCCGCTACCCGCCCCGTAGAAGCCGAATGTGCCGGCGCTTTGGTCCCACCAGATCGCCGAGCTGCCCACGGCGTTGCGCCCGAACACGATGTCGCCGGCGGCCATAGTGAAGCCGGCCCAGCTCTTGGTCGCCGCCTCGCCGCCGTAGATGCCCAAGACGCTGTTGCCGGAACTGTCGCGCATCCACAGTCCCTCATCGTCGGCCCAAATCAAACCCTTGGGTGTAGGGCGAAAAGTGAATGTCGAGGTCTCGGCAAACACCGGGGCGTTGCTCTCGTATATGCTGCGGATTTCGGCAGCATCTGCTGCGCGTCCCAGGATACACAGGTCATCAATCAGCCCGTCAAGGAAATACGTGCCCTCCAGCGAACGGCCTACATAGTAGCTGGACGGCGTTGCGAACCCGGCGCTCGCTGTGCCTGTCGCAATCTGCACGCCGTTGCGGTACACGGTGATGGCGGTGCCTGACCACGTGACGGCGATGTGATACCAGGTTTCGGCCGCCCATGTGACGGTCGTGTTGGTGACCGTCTCTGTGTTGACACGCGCCACACTGAGCGTTGTAGCACCTGCATAGACGCCGATGCCGCCGTTGCTTGACGATGCCAGGATATAGCGGTAGTTGGCGAGCGAAGCAAAGTTTACCCATACCGACAGCGTGCCAACGGACGAATCGACGTTCCCCGCCTGCGCATATGCCAGGCGCCCCGCAGCGCGTGTGCTCGTGGAAGCGTGTGCTGTACCCGTCCAGGCATGGGCCGATCCATCCGGCACGCCGTTAACATCGTAACCGCCCAAGGTGCCGTCGCAGTAGGGTGTGGCGTAGGCTTTGGCCTCAAGCTGCGCGCCATCCACGTACAGGTTGGTGCTGCCGTTAGCCGTGACCTGGTAATACACCGTCGTGTGCGAGTCGGTTGTGAACGACAGGCTCAGGCGCGTCCAGATAAACGCAGGGATGGCGATTGTGGTCGTCCCCATGTCCTTATCAATATTGTCCGTCGCGTGCAGGCTGATGCTGCGCGCGGTGGTCGTGTAGACGTAAACCGAGAGGGTGTAATTCGTGCTGGCAGACAGCCCGCTTGAGCTGGCTTGTACACCTTGCCCATTAGATGATACGGTCGCCAGCAGGCAGTTGACGCCATACAGCGAGCGCACGCCAGAGTGTGCCACCGAACCGCCGCTGTAGGCTGTCCAGCCGGTGATACCTGTCTCGAATGACGGGTTGGTGATTAAGTTGGTCGTGTCTTCTGCAAGTTGTGCCGCCTTGTAAAATTTGCCGGGACGAAATATCAGGCCGCCATTGATGATCGCAACCTGTCCCATGTGACCATTGACTTCACCACTATAGTTCGTCTCATACGGAGCGCGCCCGTCAAAGTGACTGAGCAGCAGGACGTTCTTTAGCTGGATAGCATGCGGACCAATCCAGTACGTAGCCCGTGCCGGCCCGTTGATATCAAGGGCAAACTGCGAATCGGGCGCCATCATGATGCCGACGTTGCCGCCGCTTGAATCGGCGAACAGCACCTGATTCCCTGCGTATGCGCCGCTGCCGGC